GCCTACGCCCTGTTCATGAAGCAGCAGACGCAACTGGCTGTCAACGTCAAGCAGGGTATGCCAGCGCAATGGCGCAATCAGGCACAGGTGTCTATGGGCACCCAGCGTGCCACAGCAGCCCTATCCAAGCAGGGCCTTGGCAATTCGCAGATCGAAGAGTTGCTTGGTGCAATGCCAGAGGGAACTATTGCCGGATACAATCAGGCAACCATGAAGGCCAACAAGATTTCTGGTAGGAAGTACGGAAAGACCTTTGACGAACTGAACAAGAAGCAGAAGAACAAGGTCATGGACAAGGGCAACTTCTCCGAGGAAGAGCGCAAGTTGCTGTACATCTTCAAGTTCTCCAAGGCCGGTATTCAGGCAATGCAGTCTGCCTCCTACGAGGCATCTGCGGCAGCGATCAAGACGCAGAAGGATGCTCTTGATACCACGGCAGCATTCAAGGGTATGGGTATCAATCCAGAAATCGCTGAGAAGTTGACAGAGATGGGCGTAAGTGCCAATATGTCGAAGGCAAAGATCAATGGCCTTGTCGCCAGCCTTGAGCAGTTGAAGCAGGCTGAGTGGAATAACATGAGCGTGTTTGACAAGACCGCAGATCTGCTTGACACACAGCAGGGCATTCTTGATATCAAGAGGCAGATTGCAGAGACCACTGAGATTCAGCCATTGCAGGATGAGATTGATGCATTGCAGGAGAAGAACAATGTTCTTGACCGAAGCATCGAACTCAAGAACCGGGAATTGGAAGCAATTGATGAGTCTATCTCCAAGTACGAGGAGCAGAAGGAGAAGATCAACGAGTCCTTCGATATCCAGATCAAGGCTCTTGACGAGATTGAGGCAGCCAATGACAGGATCTTCAGGATTCAGCAGGCGCAACTTGGCATTGCCAATGCCCTGAGCCGCGGTGACGTTGCTGGTGCTGCCGGTGCTATGCAGCAGTTGCAGCAGGATCTTGCATCTGAGAATCAGAAGTCAACTCGTGATGCCCTTGAACTATCGCGTACCAATGCCCTCAAGGCTATCGATGCACAGATCAACGTGCTCAAGGATCAGCGCAAGGGCATTGAGAAGGAAATCAAGACCTTGCAGGACCAGCAGCGTGCCAACGCCGATGCTATCTATGGCAAGCAGACTGCTATCAATGCAAAGGTAAAGCAACTAAACGATACCTATAACAACCAGCAGTTGAAGTTGGCCTCGCTCAACAACGAACTCGCCCGGATGGAAGCCCACTGGATTGAGATTAACCGACTGGCAAAGAACGATCCTTCTACTCAGAATGTGCCGGGTGTTGATAGTGGAACAGGCACCGGAGCCGGATCATCTACTCCACCAACGTCATCTACCACCCCTCCAGCACTTACTGGCGATACAAAACTTGCCTATGATAGGCTGACACTATCGCAGAATGCTCTTAACTCTGGTAACTATGCTGCATCAAGAAACTACTACAATGCTGCTCAGCCCTATGTTAATTCGGCTAAGGATGCAGGACTGAGAGACTGGTTCAACAGGATCAACGGAAGCCTGACGGCTCTTGGATTTGCCAGCGGAGGATTCGTACCCGGACTTGGTATGACAGACAAGATTCCTGCCATGCTTACCCCCGGAGAATTTGTTGTGCGTAAGCCAGTGGCTCAACGCTTTGGGGCAGAACTTGCAGCACTCAATGGAAACGTATTCCCACGCATGAATGGAGCGGCATCTTTGGCAGCGAAGGGAGCAGGCGGGAACGAGATAGAGTATAATTACACTATAAACGTGAATGTCGCGGGTACGGATGCATCGGCAGATGATATTGCCAACACCGTCCTTGGAAAGATCCAGAGCGCACAGGATCGTAACATAAGGAGTTACAAGTTCTAATGGTGCTACCCGTGTACATGAGCAATCGTATGGCTTATACCAAGCCTCAGGCCATGCTGTTCACAGATGCCTACACGTCGTCAAGTGCCGGGTATATCCCAAGCGGTACTGAATTTCAGGACTTCATCATCCTATCCGATCACAGCCGCAGCGAGATAGACGTTAAGCCTGAGCGCATTGAGAATCGCAAGCGCATGATCAATGGCACCATGCGGTCCTATCATATCGCTGATAAGAACACCTACTCAACCTCGTGGGAAATGCTTCCCTCTCGCGCATACGATCAGGAGCCAGTGTTCGATGCCAATGGCATACCAACCGCAGGAAGCCTTGTTGTCTACACGGCTGATGGTGGTGCTGGTGGATGGGATCTTGTATCGTGGTATGAGTCTCATCCCGGCCCGTTCTGGCTGCTCCTGTCATACGATGCCGATGTAGCCTATGGTCAGACCAACAAGTATGTCAAGGCCGTCAGGGTAATGTTCTCAGACTTCAATCACTCAGTACAAAAGCGCGGTATTACAGACCTCTGGAATGTATCCCTTGCCGTTGAGGAAGTCTAGTGTTTATCGACAACGATCTTAACGCTGCGTTGCAGACCGAGACAACTCTTCGCCTATCAACCCTGATGCTGGCAGAGTTCAATCTCAATGATCTTGAGAATGTTGAGCGCATCGGCAATTACTTCTACCGCCCATCTGGTCTGGATATGACATGGCCTGTCCTCACAGATACCTACTTCCCCGACGATGCTGCATTTACCGGCAGCGACCTTTCATACGAAGAGTACAAGGTCACAGAAGATCCCAACCCATTTGTGGTAGTGGACAAGAGTCCATCATACTACTACAGCCTAGGCGATTGCATCCTTCCCTTCCGCCCACGATCCGGTATCAACAAGTCTCGTTTCTTCTCCGGTAAGTACATTGACAACATTCGCTCTGGTGATCGTCCACGGTACTATATCTCGTCACGCTATGACTACTTCAAGTATTGGAGTTCCTACCGTAAGGATGGGTTAAAGGAGCGAGGAATCTCCACCGCATTCGTCACGGCATCGACAGCGTACATGATTGATGACGCTGTTCCGTTCGTGGTATATTCCCAGCCCGTCAATGCCAATAGGCTTGTCGTCAAGATGCAGACCAATGTCGGTACCGTGGATTTGGGAACGGTACGAACAATCGATGACGAGTACATTGATGATCCTCTATATGACTATGAGTATGCAAGTGTTCCCAAGCACTGGCAGATACAAGTGCTAGCACCAGACGATACATGGGTTGATGCAGCATCGTTCACCCATCTTTCTACCCGTTCAGACTCGTCGCCTATCGTTCCCAAGGATGGAATGGTAGAACTGTTCTATGGCATCAAGCCTCCAGTGGGCTATATTGATACCTTTGACTTTCTGGGGTACATCGACGTTACCATGCTGCCAACATCTGGCAACCTTGTCGGTGATGCATACATTCACGGTTCATCGACGGCTGCTGCCGGTACGCTTGTCGTATGGGATGGTGCAACATGGGGTACAGAAACGTTGCAATATGGGTGGTCACTGCTTGAGGATGTGCATATCAAGCGCAACGGAAACGCAACCACGTTGATAGATCCCCCTTACTATACATCAGGTCCAGATACTATCTACCGAGAGTTCCAGCGTATCCGTGGAATGAGAATCGTTGTCAGCACAATGAATGCCCCTCAAACATGCTTTGACCTTATTGAAATGTCCCCTCGCCTGTCTGTTGATCTATCTGATAGTGTGACAGAGTTCTCCGTGACCAAGCCGTTGTCTGGTGCAGCGAATGGCCTACCCGTGGGATCACTTGCCACGTCCAATGGAGCAATCTCCCTAGCCAACGTTGGCAATGCTTTCAACGAGGCCAACACGTTCGACGGTATCAACGGTAGTATCATCGCTTCGTGCCTCAAGCAGAACATCAAGTTCGTGCCCTATGAAATCATTTTGGATATCAACGGGTACAACAAGTACATTCCCATCAAGACACTCTATGCAGACAGGTTCCTCTCTGCTGTAGACGGCACCCAAGACGTGAACATTCCATTACGCGACCTGTTCTTCAGGCTAGAGACAACAAACTCGCCTAGTGTCCTGTACAAGGATACCCGGCTTACCTACGCTGTAGCCAGCCTGCTGGACTCTATCGGGTTCAGCAATTACATCTTTAGGTTTGCCAATACATCAGACGACGTTATCCTCCCCTATTTCTTCGTGGAGAAGCGCACGAGCATAGCAGAGATTCTTGAGCGTCTTGCCATTGCCACTCAGTCAGCCATGTTCTTTGATGAGTACAACAACTTCGTGGTTATGTCGAAGGAGTATCTGCTACCAGATGAGGGTGAGCGCACGGTGGACTTCGTTCTCAGTGGTAACGCTACACCACTGGCCAACATCGAATCCATCGATCCTCAGGAGTCTATCGTCCTCAACAGTGGCACCATCGGATATACGATTAGATATGTGCAGCGTGAGGTAGCGGCGGTAGGCCAGACCGCATCCCTTGACAGCGAGAGATCATACAGATATAAGCCGGTATTGCTATGGGAAGTATCAGCAAACCAAGAGACAAAGACAATCAATGAGGCCAGCAAGCAGGCTTCGGGCTTTGCTCTAGGAGCCATGGCCTTGAATGCCAACCTGACTGCCAGCGTCCCATATGTTGTGAGCAATGCCCTGACGAACAACGTCATTGACTTCGGTGAGAGCGTATACTGGCTACCACGATTCCAAGGGTATCTGTATGCCAATGGCGAGATTATCAGATTCGATGCGGTTGAGTACGCTATTCCCGGTACATCGACACCCGTTGCGTGGGTGACTAGCAATCAGGAGTATCAGCGCTACTTTGCCAACTTGCCATTCAATGGTAAGATCTATCCCACAGGCCGGGTAAGAATCTATGCCGAGCCATTCTATGAGGTCAGTGCCAGCGTGACGTACATGAAGAACGGACCCGTCAAGGCTCATGGACGTGGACAGTTCGATACTGTCGTGACTGAACACCTTGCAGGCCTGAATGATTACTGGTCAGACGATGCCAATACCTATGGGATCAAGATGTATTCGGCAGGCATGTTCTCCACTACTCCAACAGAGGATCTTGTCCCGCCGACATTGAGCGGGACGATCAGAACAGAGACAGCGGCAATAAACACCATTGCGAAGAAGTCATCACGTAACGGTATTATCAAGAACTTCCTTGCGTCTAAGGTCTACGAGGATGGGGCGGTAAACAAACTCAAGACAACCAACGCTGGTACTATCCAGTCATCTGCTCTAGTCATGCGTGGCCCTCGCCCAGACCCAGCCATTCCTAATCCCCGTGATCTTGTTTCATATGTCTACAAGGATCTGTCGGGCAACTCTGCATTCAAGCACTTTGGCACACGTATGCGTATCATCGGCAAGGCTGATCAGAACTTCGGTCAGGTAGCCAATGGATCAAGTAACTACTACTCCATCCAAGCCCAGTCTGCTGAGGATAGTGTATCGGTCAATGGTGGCTCTGGTGGCATTGGCATCATGGTGGACCCATCAAACGGAAGCGGGTATTACTTTGAGATTGCTGCTCTCAGCGACAGCAACATTGAGAAGTATGCGGCCCTCACAGATGCAAATGGGCAAGAGACAGTGGTTCACAATATCATTTTCTACAAGGTGAATCGCTACACAAACTCAGGTGACGGAGCGACAGCACCAGCCATGCCTCAGAAACTATGGGGAGGCTTGACCAATATCATTGTGGACAGCGGCCTCTTTGTGGGTCAGGATAGGCTGGCTCAAACAGACAACAACACCGTTTACGATCTATCCATTGAGTATGAGGTACTGAGCAGCGGTGCAATAAACTTCTACCTCTTCATCAACAACATCCTTGTGAAGGTTGTCAAGGACGTTAATCCTCTGCCCGTCCTGACCTCGTGCGCCTTGTTCGTCCGGGCATCAACAGAGTGCATGTTTGAGAACATCTACGCTATTGAGGATATCGTTGCGAGGAACCAAGGCTCCGTCCTTGCTGACGTGGATGATGCCTTTGATAGTACCGGGGTAAATACAAATGAGTTCATGAAGAAATATGCTATCTCTGGCATGGTGCAGTCGGCATATCTAACCAACATCTCATCGTCCAATCCGCTCAATGTCAAGTTGTACTTTGAGGAGTTCGGCACCATAATGCGCGAGGCCGTACACTTCTCCATCGACTATGATCAGGCGTACCCCGCCTTCTACTCCAAGATAGCCCAGACGTTTACTACCGACCGCTCATTCACCGTATCAGGATTCTATGGCGGCGCATACGAGGCTGAGTTCCTTGTGTTCAACTCTGCTGACAGGGCCATTGTTCTTGATGAGACAAGCGGCAGTTACCTGCGTATCCTTGGTGTGACATTTACTCAGAATTCAGTCAACAGCATGACTGTGGACGATTACTACAACAAGATTTCAGATGCCTCTGATCCTCAGTTCGACAACAACTATCTTATCTCCCCAGTCAATTCCAAGAATGACTTCAACAGGATCAAGGCCAGCCGTTCCAAGTACGGCGAGCGCCAGTTCTCCATGGATTCTATGTACGTGCAGTCGGAGGATCAGGCTCGCAACCTCATGGAGTGGCTCATCAATAAGACTCTCAAGCCACGGCAGGTACTTGTCGTGCGCACCTTCCCCTTGCCAACATTGCAGGTTGGAGATATTGTTACAATAGAGTATACGACACCGGACAATGTTGAGGTCATCGATCCAGCGGCGAGGTTCGTCATAAAGGAAATTGAATACTCGCGGAAACTTGGGTCCGTAGAACAGGTGCTAAAGGTGGTTGAGGTCTGATGGTAGATGCAAGCGCGATCCGGTTGCCCAACAGGGACGTTGTGGCAAATATTACTCAGGTAGCAGATACCGGGGAGATAGAGAAATATCTGTTCAATGATATCGGCGGTACGGAACTGATCAACCTCGTCCGCAATGACTCCGTATCTGGCATGACGTTTAACTACTCCGTGATTTCTGACCTCATGGTGCAGGACAGGCTCTTCGATCCATCGTTCCTGCTGATCAATAAGTCTCGGTACCAGTCAGAATTCGACCGGTATGCAATCAGGCTTGCCAACAGAATTCCCGAGACAGATTTCTATGACTCAAACACCGTAGTTCCTGATACCAATGTCGGTACCAACGTGTACTTCCAGAACACAGATCTTGTCATTGAATTTGACAACATGAAAGACGACGAACTCGTTCAGGTGGAAGTCCTGACTGCTGGTAGAATATATAATATGAGGGAAAATGATTACCAATAAGGGAAACCAGATTATCGCCAAGTACATGCTTGGACAGGCACCAGAGTATGCGGCCTACCTTGCTGTGGGCGTAGGGGCAAAACCCCTGCTCGTCGCAGCCAATGACACTACTCTACCAACGAAGAAGTCCATGGACTTTGAGGCATTCCGGGTACCGGTGCTATCTCGCGGTATCGTCAATGATACAGTCGCAATAGATGTAGGAATATATTCCGTTTCCGGTCCATGGATTAGTATAGAGACAAACTCCCTCCATGGCATCAATGTCGGTGACGAGGCCTCCATATCATTCGCTGATCCATCAATGGCGGCGTACTCTGGAACCTTCATTGCCACTAGTGCCTTCGGCTCTACCGTGAACTACGCCAATACGCTCTCCCTACCAGATATTTATTGGAACGCGGCAGGTCCAGACATTGCAAGTCTGACTTATGTTCGTGACCGCCTTGTATTCAAGGCCCAGTTACCACCTGATCAGCGGTATGAGATGACCGAGGTAGCAATCTACCCAGCGGCCAGCAATCAGTTGGCCATTGGCTATGACAGCAAGCCTATTGCAGGCTTTCTCACGACAGAGGGATGGAATCGTTACGACGGTGCCAATCAGCCTATCGACTACACGACACAATCGCTTGCTGATCAGTATGGTGACGTATCGGCATCGGTCATCAATGCTGCTGTCTTTGCCAATTCAAACAACCAGATCTTCTCGTATGCAGACAGGAAGAATAGATATGAGACACCACGGTACTTGAACAGGTGCCTGATTGTTCGTGGAGACCTAACCACATTCGCTGATGACGGCCTCAATTCTCCAAGCAGCACCTACGTCACCACGTCTGAACTTGCCCTCAACATGAGCAAGAACTCTCCTAACGATATTGTCAAGTTGGCTTTTTCTGTCGTCAATGCAGCAGAGGCAGGGGCATCCCCCGACAGAGTGCGCATCATGCTTGAGTTTACCGATACCGTGAGTGGCATCGTGGCTTGGGCCGGTACTGTCGTATACTCTGGACAACTAGGTGACAGTCAGTATCAGGTACTGGAATTCCCCATAAAGGACTTCAACATCGGAAGCCCGTCATTCAGTTGGGCACGAGTCAACAAGATATCTGTGTACGTACAGACGCTAGATGCCTTCGATGCATATGATGGGTCATACGTTGTACTGGATGGAATACGACTGGATAATATTGAGACAGCCAATCCTCTCTATGGCATGGTGGCCTACTCAAAGTTGAAGAACTCGCTAGAGGACGGCCTGCCACTTGAGAAGATCGAAAACTCGCAGGGATACATGGAATACCGCATGGGGGTATCCATCTACTAATGTCAAGAGTGGTTATTCCGCAGAGTGATATGTTCATCCCTACCGGGGATCAGATCAACAAGGTTCGCTATCGCATTGTCAATGAGAACAGAAACCTGTACTCCGACTGGTCAGTCATCAACTTTGTTGAGCAGCAGACGCTCTATGTGGTACCACCACCAGATGGTCTCATGCCACCCGGAGGTAATACTGGAGATATCCCTGTCAAGACTGGACCGGGAGACTATGATGTTGGATGGGTTCCACAGCCATATATTCCACAACCGGGTACAGACTATCTTGAGCCTGTCAATAACCATGACGTGCCAGCGGGTGGGGCAACCGACCAGATCCTCACGAAGTTGAGTGCAGCAGACTATGATATGTTCTGGGAGGATGCTCCTACATCTGTTCCACCCGGAGGAACAACTGGGCAAGCATTGGTCAAGACAAGCAATGTGGATGGGGCTGTGGGCTGGGGAACTACCGGAGCAGACCCACAAGATGTTAACCTTGCTATTGGCATCAGCCTGTTCGCGTGATATAATTTAGGTATGTCCACATTCTCTCGCGTACAACTCAGTGGCTCTGGATCGGGTGCTGGCATCCTTGCCCCTTCATCTGGAGGATTGCTAGTACATGGTGCAGGCGGGAGCATGGATGAACTCTGGCTTTATGCGGCAAACCAAGGTGCAGTAACCACATCGGTTCAACTATGGTGGGCACAGCCTGCCGCCAATACTGGAAATGGATCTGGAGGATCAAAGATAGAGGCAACACTCACGGTAGCAAGTGGATTGACTCTCTTGGTCCCCGGCTTGGTCCTCAACTCTGGTCTCTATGTCAATTGCAGTGCCAGCACCGCGAGTACCATCGTTGTTTATGGATTCGCCAACAGGATCACGTAACCCATGCTTGAGTATAAGCCACGGATCAGAAGCAACAAACTCGTTACATCATGGATTCCTACTCAAGAAACAAAGAACCGTGGGACTGTTCCGGTGGGCACATACTATCCGCCGGTAGCGGGTGGGGGTATATGGACACCAAGAACACTCCCATCACCATTTAGAAATACGCAGTCATATGCCATGAACTTTGCCAATGACCGATTCTTCATGGCAAACAGTAATGCCCAGACAGTAACGTCAACAGATGGAATCACATGGACGGTGCAGGGAACCGGTACTGGAGTCGATAATCAGATAGCCCACTACGATTACATCTATGGAAATTACATCTGGTCGTATGGTTCATACGGTAGATCTACCAACCTTTCAACGTGGACGAATGCAACATGGTCAAGCATAATGGGATGGAACACCACTGTTGGTGTTGATGGTGTCCAGTTGCCAACAAAGTACCTTATGCTTGCTATGCGAATGTCTTTCCCGTCTATCGGTCGCAACTCCTGTTACGTCTTGAGCACGACCAATGGAACGTCGTGGACTGGCAACCTTATCGCTCAGTACAAGAATGCATCCAGTTTCGGGTCCACGATTAAGTATGGCAATGGTGTCGTGGTGGCAATGATATCCAACGCCCCTCTTGGCACGGATACCGGGCCAGAAATGTGGAAGTCAACGGATCTTGGGCTTAACTGGACACAGGTAACAACCCTGCCGCTAGCCACGTTCTCTGGCATTGGATACCATCGTGAGTCTGGAAAGTGGATACTGGCATGTTCAACAAGTGATGTAACCCCTGCCGGTGGCGGAACTCAGGCAAGGGTGTATACCTCGCCAGATCTAGTAACATGGACGTTAGCCAAGACATATGTCAACACTGAATTCGGTCATCAGATCTATCCCGCATTTGTTAATGCCCAAGGTCTCGCAATATTTGGAGGCTCGGCAGTAACCGGGGGGTTTGGTGCAGGATCAAGGGCAGTAGTAACATCTGATGCTGTCAACTTTGAGGTCCAAGATACAAAACTATTGGCAGGTCTTGTCACGGGCCACCTTGCAAATGGAAATGGAGTATGGGTGGCATCAAACTATAACCCAGAAGCAAGTACATCCATTCAGGGTGGGTTTGCTACTGAGGGACTTGTTCTCAGCGTTGATGCAGCGAATACCGCTTCCTATCCACTGCCACGAACAGGCACCGTCTGGTACGACATTTCTGGCAACAGCAACAACGGAAACTTTGTCAGGAATGTCACATGGCAGTCAAATGACCAAGGTAGAATGAACATTGACGGGCCAACAAAATCATATGTCTCTATACCTAACTCGTCATCATTGCAGTTTGGAACGGTATTCAGTATTCAGGCATGGATAAGGCCAACGTATATGGGTGCTCGTCACTCTATCTTTTCGACTCGCCTTGCCGGGTCTGGTGGCGGTTTCTCTCTTGAATGCGGAACGAACGAGGCCGGTACAAACAGGATTGGTGTGTCTGGTGTTGGTACGTGGATCTATCGTAGTGCTGACAATGTATGCTATACAAGAAACGGATCAACCCAAGCGATGTATGTCAACGGAGTCCTGATTAGTCCAGCCAGCACTGCTGCATACACAATATCGAACAATGCAGCAAACAAGGCTATTGGCATCGGAAACATTGAGACAACTGAATTCTATGGCCAGATTGCCAAGGTGCAGGTTTACAATAGAGTCCTGCTCCCATCAGAGATATTGTCCAATTATCTTCTGCACAAGACCGTCTACCAGCCGTAGGACATTAGTGTATAATAAGGCCTATGGGAATCCTAGCAACACCTAACAGACTACAGCCGATGGACGTTGACTACATTGCGCAGATAGTAACACAGGTGAATCAACTGACCACACTCGTAGGAGACAGGTCCACATCGTATTCAAGCATTAATAATACCTCGGTCAAGACTTCGGAAACGAAGATCTTCGCCACGTCAGTCAACGTCGTGGCCTCGTCCAACAAGACAGACGGTGACGTGGTAGACGTTACCATTTCATACCCCCCATTCCGGGGGCTTCCTGTTCTTACGGCAACCATCGTATCGGGAACATCATCCAACATCGGTGACGATGCAACGGTAGTGTTCAAGAATATCAGCAGCCAGCAGGCCACCATGCGAGTCAGGTTCAATCGCGGAGGCAGCCTCAACATTAACGTCAATGTTATTGCCGTTGGATTCTCAGAGACAATCTAATGAGTGGTCCGCAAAGAGGTTACGGGAATGGCTTGACTTGTCCCCGCTGCCGTGGTAAGATGTTTGTAGATCGGGTACACTCCGCAGCGGATCATCTGGAAGTATTCTGTATAGTCTGCGGCAAACGGAAGATGTTCCATCCACCATCGACGCTAGGAGGCCATATTACATGGCTGGCACAAACAGAGCAAAGGTTTCTCAGGAGTTTCAACGGCCAGTAAGACCATCAAAGAAACTATTCTTTCTTAATGGTGAACTGGTAAGGTTCATAGCAGCAAACCGGGGTATGAACATTGTTCATCTCTACAACTACCCGCAGGACAAGAGCCAGACGATGCTGTGGTCTGACTTCAAAAAGCATGGCAGGCGAGCCTACAGCCTAGAGAGCGCAGGCAGAATCCTAGGACGCAGCCCCAAGATGATCAAGAACTACGCCATGGCTGGTGAGGTTCCCCCGCCTGTCGGTCTATCTCAGGATGGACAGAGACAGTGGCAGCGGAGAGCCTACTACTCAGAGGATGACCTCTTCACTATCAGATCTAACATGGCTACCAAGCATCGTGGCAGGCCCCGCAAGGATGGACTGACCACAACTTCCGGGGTATTGACAGAGAACGAACTACGTGCTAAAATGGGGGATGCGCTGATAATGTACACCAGAACACCAGCGGGAGAGTTCATACCAACGTGGCAAGAGAAAACATATTAGGAGATTATCAATGAGTAATAATTCTGTTACAGTATCCTTGGGATACACCCTCAATACAGGGAACTTCCAGAACATTCGGATTGACGTAGGGGCCACTCAGGACTTGCTCCCGACCACCACGGTTGACGAGGGCATCGATAGCCTGTACACTGTGATCGCAGAGCAGTTGGTGGCGAAGGTAACGCAGGCGAAGAAGGATCTGGTTGGATAATGGCTGACAAGAAGTTGCGCTTCGCACTTCTTACCCAATTCAAGAAGCATCTGTCAGCCCGAGGCAAGTCCTCATATATTAATATGTTCGCTCAGCAATGGGCGGCAGATGCTCTTATTGAATCCTTCGGCTATGATGAGTGCGTAGAAGGCATCAACTACTACTTCAAGATCAATTCGTCCCCGGACTGGACGTGGCTCTCCTACAATATGGAGAAAGTCCTGCAAGCAATGAAACTAGAGGAAGAGGATCAGCGCATTCGTGCTGTGAACAGAGCGAGAGCGAGGGAGTGGCTTAAATGACAGACAATGCAGAGGCCAAGGTATTATCGGCCTTGCTAGAGGACAAGCAAATTCACGTCCTGCTGTCGGCTAACCCTGACAAACTATTCAAGACCCATCTGGATATCTGGGAGTTCATCCGAGATTACCACGAGAAGAACAAGACCGTCCCTCCTGTCCATCTAATTGAAGAAAACTTCAGTGACTTCGATGCCGTCCCAAAAGTAGGGGCGACCAAGTATCACCTAGAGGAATTGCAGACTCACTATGTAGATAGTCGTGTCAACGATATCATCAAGGAAAGTGCTGTCAAGTTGGCCCAAAAGGACCCGGTAGCAGCACTCAATCTTCTCATTAACAAGACTGCGGAACTCAAGCGGGACACCGCCAGCATCCGTGACCTTGATATGGTCGATCACGAGGATGCTACTCAGTATTACGAGAGACAGGAAGAACTCAACAGGCTTGGGCTTGGTCAGGGTATCAAGACTGGTCTGGCTGGATTCGACAACTACCTTCCTGCCGGTATCATGCCGGGTCACTTTGGCATCCTATTGGCCTATCCTCAGATCGGCAAGTCGTGGCTCATGCTCTACATGGCTATCCAAGCATGGAAGCACAACAAGGTTCCTCTCATCCTCAGTCTGGAAATGTCTGAGGCAGAGGTCCGTAACCGTGCGTATACTATCATGGGCGGTGGCCTGTTCTCGCACAGGAAGATCAGCAGCGGGGACTTCGATGTGGAGTCCTTTACCAAGTGGGCTAAGGCATACTTGGAGGGCAAGCCGTCCTTCCCCGTCATCAGCAACGATGGCGACGGCGAGGTAACACCAGCGGTACTGAGAGGAAAGATCGACCAGTACGCACCGGACATTGTATTCGTTGACTATATCCAGTTGATGCAATCCAATACCCCGCAGGACAATGAGACTGTCAAGATCAAGAACATCAGTCGTGAATTGAAGATGCTTGCCGGGTCTGCTCAGGTGCCCATCGTGGCTATCGCCTCAGCGACTCCTGACGATGCAACGAACATGACCACCGTACCCGCCTTAGGTCAGGTCGCATGGTCGAAGCAACTTGCCTATGACGCTGACTGGGTTCTGGCCCTAGGTCGTGAGCCAACCAGCGACGTGATCGAAGCCTGCTTCCGCAAGAATCGACACGGGTTCCTAGGAGAGTTCATGATTGAGACAAACTTCGATCTAGGAATGTTCCGGTACAAGGACTTTGAGGATAACTCATGAGTAGGTGGGTATGCAAACTCTGCCCTACGCATGGCATAGGTGGTCCCAAGGGCTGGGAGATTCACGCTAGGATGCACCATACTGGCTCTGTGAGGCTCCACACGTCGTCAGGATTCGGATTTACCGGAGAGTATGCCACTGGCAAGTACCAGCAGCACAAGCGTTGGAATCGACCAGCAGTAGCAGAACTAGGAGGCGAAGATGATAGACCTATGCTTGCCGTACCTGTACACGGTCGATCCATCATGGCCTGAGCCTTGGCGAAAGCCCCTGTATGCAGCGGTACAGATGTGGGAGAATGTCACCGGTAGGGACTTCATTGAAACTGATAACGGTACGTTTCATATCGTCATGACAGATACCGAAGAAAAATTCGGTCAGTATACGCAAGGCGCACGACAAGGTGACTGGATTTATCTGAACCAAGATCTAAAACCGGGTAGGATGCTAAGAAAGATCATCACTCATGAGATTGGGCACTCCCTAGGAGCGCAGCACAACCCTGATGAGACAAGCATCATGAACGATGACGTGACCGGTAACTCCATCACGAGTATTGATCTTGCGAGTGTATCCCGCTGCAACATGGGATAGGGAAAGATAGTATAATGGATACATGGTACCTGTCCACAAGAACATCAAGCGCTTCTATCTGGAAGGAAGTATAGGCGATGAAGCCCATATTCCTAGGCTCAAGGATCAGCACATTGCTGTCCTCGGAAGTCTCATGGAAAAAGATGGATACGCACGACGTTACGATATTGACCCGGACTTCACAGTCCTGTACAATGGTAGTTCGTTCGACTTTCGCTTATCCGTGTACGGTGTCTATGTTGGAAAGAGGCAGGCCCAGTGTCTAGAGGGAGTAGACAAAAACAGAATGATTTCGAAACCTACTCAGAGGGTCAGGTCCGAAAAGTCCTTATCTCCTGTGGGATAAGCATTGAGGGCGAAGTCGATACTGACTATCTTATCTTCTGCCCTTGGCACAGCAACTTCCGTACCCCGGCTGGCGAGGTAGCGAAAGAGACAGGACAGTTCTATTGCTTCGGGTGCCAGCACTCGGAGAGTCTGCCGGGACTGGTAATGTTCACGTCAGACAGGAATTTCTTTGAGGCACTACGGCTGATCGAAGCCAAGGGCAGTGATCAAAGCATCGTTGATGAGGTTCAAAAGATCCTCAATGCGAAGAAAGAATTCGAACAGTACGATATGGATGTTATCTATCGGCTGAACGATGCGGCTAAGCAGCCGGGTAAGGGCAAGGATTATCTACATAAGCGTGGCATTACCGACGCATCCATAGACAGATACTTGCTTGGGTATAGTGAAAAGCAGGGAATGGTTACCATCCCCGTGCACTCTCCTGATGGAATGTGCGTGGGCTTTGTCGGCAGATCAATCGTCGGCAAGGAGTTCAAGAACAGCACAGGGCTACCTCGTAGTCGGACGATGTTCAATCTCCATCGTATCAAGCGATACGATAAGATATTCGTTGTTGAGGCATCCTTCGATGCCATGCGGATTGAACAGACTGGTCGCCATGCGGCAGCAACCTTGGGGGCTTCCGTAAGTTCTGCTCAGATCGACTTGCTAAAAAGGTATTTCAATAGTATAATATTAGTACAGGACGACGACGACGCTGGTCTGGCAATGCGAACAAAGTTGAAGCAGTACCTAGGTTCAACAGTGATTGCGGCAAAGCCACCAGCAGGCATGAAGGACATAGGCGATATGGACGACGTGCAGTTGGAATCCTTTCTAGCACAATTTGATAACGAACTAGATTACATATTACAAATTACTGATAAAGAAAAGAGATAAAAGATGTCATATAAGGGATTAGGGCAACTCAATGAGTTGCAAGAGCGCAAGTCAGAAGGATCTGGTGGCAACGTCCGCTGGGTAAAGTTCGAAGATGGTAAGGCCGTCAAGGTACGGTTTGCCAATGAGACAACCGATGAGTCATCGGGATACGACCCCGAGCGGGGTCTCGTCCTCCTTGTCAAGGAGCATGTAAAGCCGGGTCCAAACAACTTCTCCATTCGTGCGGAATGCACCATGGATGATGAGGGCAAGTGCTTCGCCTGCGAACTGCACAAGCGAGACTTCAAGGCCAAGTGGGGTTCCAAGTTGAGGTTCTACACCAACGTCCTCATCGATGATGGTAAGGACCCCCACATTGCTGTATGGGGAATGGGCACTTTCAAGTCCAACACCTTCAGCACGATCCGCGACTATGCGGAAGAGTACGGAACGCTGACCCAGAATGTTTGGAAGGTCAAGCGCAGCGGCGAGTCAACAGAGACTACTTACTCTTTGCTCCCCGGACCAACAGATACGGAGCCATTCGACTGGTCTCCCTACACCCTGTTCGATCTGGACCTTGCGATTAACAAGGTTCCTTACGACCAGCAGGAAGCCTACTACACTGGCAACAACACAGGCACGGCAGCCGATATTGCATCGACTGACTCTGGCGAGTGGTAGACTCTAGGCGTGGGGGGTGGGGTCGCAATCCGGCCCTGCCCCTCACCTAGGAGACAATTATGAATTACGTACCCCTTCACGTCCATACCCATTTCAGTCTCATGGACGGCGTTGCCACTCCAGAAGAGTATGCATTTCGGGCTAAGGCTCTTGAGATGCCTGCAATCGCCGTCACCGATCACGGTGGCCTATCCGGTCATCGTCCCATGTACAGAGCAGCCAAGGAACAAGGCATCAAGCCCATCCTTGGCATAGAGGCATACCTAGCCAAGGATAGATTTGACAAGCGTGAGAAGAAACTGCGGACAGATCCTCTGGACGTTATCTTCAATCACCTTATCGTCCTCGCCAAGAATGCGAAGGGGCTAGAGAACCTTAACAAGTTGAACGAGGTTGCATGGACAGAGGGCTTCTACAACAAGCCTCGCATGGACTTCGACATTCTGGACAAGTACGGCGATGACCTCATTGTGAGTACCGCCTGCATGGGTGGACTGATCAATCAGGCTATTGAGCAGGGCGAGTACGCTCAGGCCAAGAATCATCTGGCGTGGTTCAGCGACCGCTTTGGCGATGACTTCTATGTCGAACTGATGCCCCACAACACGCCGGGTATGAATCAGGAACTCTACGACATTGCCAATGCCATGAGTCTCAAGTGCATTGTTACTCCTGACTGTCATCACTGTGTAAAGGAACAGAAGGAGATGCAGGAGTTCATGCTCCTGCTGAATACTCATCCTGAGAAGAACAAGGATGCGACCTACGAGAAGTCAAAGTCATACAAGAACATGCTTGAGAGACTGGACTATCTGTACCCGGATCGTAAGTTGTCCTTTACCAAGTTGGACATTCATATGCTGGACTATGATGAAATGTCTACCGCCATGAACACGCACGGCAACTTCGATGACTCTATCTATACAAACACTCTGGAGATTGCCGACAAGGTAGAGGACTACAATCTTAAGTCAAACCTTAACCTCCTGCCCTCCAAGGCCAAGCACCCTCAGGACACTCTTCGCCGTCTGGCTATCGATGGGCTTAAGGCCCGTGGCCTCTTCGATAATCCTGAGTATGTAGACAGGCTCATGGAGGAACTTGACATTGTTAAGGTTAAGAACTTCGCAGCATACTTTCTCATCATGTACAACACTATCTCCAAGGCCAAGGCTAAGGGTATTCGTGTTGGTCCCGGTCGTGGCTCGTCGGCAGGGTCGCTCATCTGCTATGCCTTGGGCATCACAGACGTTGATCCTATCAAGTACGGTCTGCTGTTCTTCCGCTTCATTGACATTGAGCGTGACGACTTCCCCGACATTGACACTGACTTTCAGGATAATCGTCGTGAAGAGGTCAAGCAGGATCTTGAAGATGAGTACAAGAACGTCAGCAGCATTGCCACGTTCACCAAGTTCAATGGCAAGGGTATCGTCAAGGATATCTCTCGCGTCCTGAACATTCCTCTGGCAGATGCCAACCGGGTATCTAAGCAGATTGATACGTGGAGCGACTACTGCAAGTTCCCCAATGCCAAGTGGTTCAGGGATATGTACCCGGAGGTTGAGTTCTACGGCAATCAGTTGCTTGGTCGCATCCGTAGCACGGGTGTCCACGCAGCAGGCGTGATCACGTCCAAGGAACCCATCTTCAAGTATGCCCCAATGGAGACACGCGACAAGGAAATCAACGGTGTCAAGCAGCGTATTCCCGTAGTCGCTATTGATATGAACGAGGTAGCAGACATTGGCTTCGTCAAGATCGATGCGCTGGGCCTCAACACCCTGACGGTTATCGATGATACGATAAAGAGTATCAAGGCTCGCCACGACATTGACATTGACTTGCACGAACTGTCGCTGGATGATCCTAGGATCTATCAGATGCTATCGTCTGGCAATACCAAGGGCGTGTTCCAGTGTGAGGCGACTCCGTATACCCGGCTCATTGTCAAGATGGGCGTGCGCAACTTCGATGAACTGGTAGCCTCCAACGCCCTTGTGCGACCGGGAGCAATGAATACCATCGGTGCAGAGTACATGAATCGCAAGCATGGTAAGTCTATCGTTGACTACATCCATCCTGTCATGACTGAGCATCTCAAGGATACCTACGGCATGATCCTCTATCAGGAGCAGGTTATGCTTGCCTGCACCACGCTTGGCGGTATGTCAATGTCCGAGGCCAACAAGGTTCGTAAGATCATTGGTAAGAAAAAGGACGTGATGGAGTTCGATGAGTTCAAGGCGAAGTTCGTCCAGAACGCATCGGCATACGTCAGCCCCTTCATTGCCGAGTCCCTGTGGCATGACTTCGAAGCACACGCTGAGTATTCATTCAACAAGTCTCACGCGGTAGCCTACTCCATCATTAGTTACTGGACGGCTTGGCTCAAGTTCTACTACCCGCTTGAGTTCATGTTCGCCACTCTCAAGTCTGAGTCTGATAAGGACAAGCGCACAGAATATCTGATTGAGTGCAAGCGCATGGGCATTAGTCTGAAACTTCCTCACGTCAATACGTCTGGTATCGACTTTGAGATTGAGGACAAGTCGATCAGGTTCGGCCTGTCAGCAGCGAAGTATGTCTCTCCTGCCGTGGCTCAGCGGATCATCAAGGATCGTCCGTGGGCTTCGTATGCAGACTTCAAGGAAAAGTCCTTGGAGAAGAAAAGCGGTATCAATAGCAGAGCAGTAACAGCCCTCAATTCCATTGGTGCCCTTGCACTGCCAGATAACCCTAGGAATGATACGGAGGTTCGCAAGAATCTCTACGATGTTCTCAACCTTCCTGAGTTCAACTTCACCCTGCCTGCCAACTTCTATTCTCAGATTGATGAGAATGAGGACTACGACGAGGCCAAGGCTCATATCCTCATGGGAATCTCAAAGAAGATTAAGAGAGGCAAGGGCTGGTGCAGGATTGAGTTCTTGGACAAGACTGGTGTCGTCGGCATCTTCGATGAGGCAGACTCAAAGATTGAACAGGGTAAGACCTACATCATCCTCGCGGGTAATAACAGGATCGCATCCTACATAAACGTAGAGGAATTGGAGAGTCACAAGAACCATCCCATCGTGACCTTCCTCAACTATGACACACCGCCATACGGCAAGGACGAGTACCTCGTGCTGTCCTTCCGGGCACGCAACACAAAGGCCGGGAAGAAAATGGCACACATGGTTCTCGCAGACTGGAATAAGAACATCATTCCAGTAGTCGTGTTCCCGTCCATGTTCTCTCAGGGCTACATGAAGTGCGAGCCGGGTAAGGTCGTCAAGTTGTTGACAAATGAACTGAAGGATGGGACAATAGCATTGCAATCTATATTGAAAAGGGAGTCACAGTGAACACAGATTTGGATGAACTTGCGTTTGCCATTCATAGCAACGCAGTAGACAAGGGCTTTTGGGACGCTTGTTATGATGGGAATGATACTATCTTCTATCTCAAGCAGATTGCCATGATCCACAGCGAGGCATCGGAAGCCTTGGAGTCTATCCGCAAGGAGCATGGCGACGACAAGGTTGTGGAAGAGTTCGCGGATATCATCATTCGGGTGCTTGACCTGTGGGCTGGTATGAGCCAACGCGGGTACACAAAAGAATCCATCAGCCAGATGCTCGTTCGTAAGACAGAGTACAACAAGACACGCGACCCGATGCATGGAGTATTGGCATGAGCATGACCAAGTACACCAAGGAGCCTACAAGTTTCATGCTTGTCAGCCCGATTGTTGAAATAAGAATCCTTAATGGTTTCAACTTCAGGGAGGTTGGCAAGTGGTGCAAGGCCTCGTACATAGAAGAAGTTGTCAAGGGTAATAGGACTGAGGTAACTATGTACCTCTTTACATACGATCCAGACTTCGGTGAGCGTGGAGCCAATAACAGGCTTGACTTCTACAAGGACGAGCAGGAGGCAACGTTCGTAACTTACATTGCTAAACTTCAGAACGGAAAATTCGTGGTATTCGATAGTATTACATTCGACGGAGCGTTGGTGCCAGCATGAGCGAAATAGACATTGAAGAGATCTTCGCCCAACTTGATCCCAAGTTGCGCAAGCGAGTCCAGCATGGCTCTGACGTGGTTGTCACCAAGCAACCTGTCCCCAGCGTGGGGCTTAACTCAGCACTCAGGGGTGGCCTTGGCTATGGTCGTCAGGTCTTGATCTGGGGTAACAAGTCAAGCGGCAAGTCTAGTTTCTGTCAGCAGTTGGTAGCAGAGGCTCAGCAGGACGGCAAGGTCTGTGCATGGATTGATGCGGAAGCATCGTTTGATCCTGAGTGGGCCGCACGCCTTGGAGTTGACACGGATAGGCTTATCTATGTAGCATCCAAGACGATCAATGAAATGGTCGATGATGGTGTGCAGTTCATGAAGGCCGGGGTAGACATTGTAGTCGTTGACTCCATCAGTGCCCTGCTTCCTGCTATCTACTTTGAGAAGGACAGCGATGACCTTAAGCAGTTGGAGAACACCAAGCAGATCGGTGCTGAGGCACGCGATATGACAAACGCTGTCAAGATGCTCAACTATGCCAATGAGAATACCCTGCTCATTTTCATCAGCCAGCAGCGTAACAGCCTTGGCTCCATGTTCGTCAGCCATATTCCTACCGGTGGGAAGGCTGTCCAGTTCTTTAGCAGCACCATCATCAAGTTGTGGTCAAGCGAATCTGAGAAGAAGGCTATCAGTGCCAAGTTTGAGGTCGGTGACAAGATCCTTGAGAAGGACATTGGTCGTGAGGTTACATGGACTATCGACTTCAACAAGACCGGTCCTGCATTCATCAATGGACAGTATGACTTTTACTTCGATGGTGACTTCGTGGGTATCGATTACCCTGCCGAGGTGTTCGATGTAGGGGTCGCCAAGGGCTTAATAGCCAAGGGTGGGGCATGGTTCACCATGCCAAACGGAGAGCGCTTCAATGGCCGTCCTAAGGCCGTGGAGTACCTACGCAACAATCATGAGGAGTTGAAGAGCCTTGCAGACCTTTGCCGGTAAGTACGATGTGATCAGGGGAACATTCGCCTGCCAGTCGTGTGACTCTGATGTAATGAGTTCACGCTTCTACCCGGCAAGCCTTGACCTTACATGGAAGTGTCCATGCGGTCATGTATCTCATGTAAGTATAAACAAGGAAAGAGGATACTGATGTTCAAGAGAAAGACCAAGGAAATGCCGAAGGATTGCCAGCCAATGGATTCAGTCGCCATGGTCGGCAGGTACGAGCCGCCGTCCAAGACTATCATCAAGTTGCGCGACGGCGGGTACTGGTACATCGATAATACATTCGAGGAGTTCTCCGACCATATCAAGATGCTCTGGGAGAAGTTCCCGCTTGACTTTGACGACTGTATCATTGCCGTCAATGTCGTTGGGTACGACGAGGAAATGGTCGCATTCAAGTATAGCGAACTCACGTCGATCATCAAACTGAAGGACAGGCGTGGCAACGAAACAGACTGAACTCAATGAACTGAAGCGCATCGGTGCCAAGGCTCACAAGAACTCTGGTCGGGGCATGGTCAAGGGTGACGGCAGCATGGATCACTATGTCGTTGACGTGAAGGAATACGAGAACAGTTTCTCTGTATCCCGCGATGTGTGGGCCAAGATCTGTATGGATACCATCAAGGTTGACAATAGCAAGGAACCAGTCCTCTGCATCGTGCTGGGAAAGCACGCAAAGACAAGACTTGCTATAATTAGTTGGGACGAGTTTGAAGAACTACGAGAGTATCGTGCGATGTATGAAGGGTTAGAGTAATGGATGAGACAACCATCGACTACCTGAACAAGGTAAGCGAGTTCACCGAACTTGCGGAGTTCATGGATGACGAAGAGTTTACTCAGGCACTTGTCATGGTGGCAAAGATGATAGCAAAGCCTGACATTCCGCCTGCCGCTGCTGCTAAGTTGATTGTGCAGTTGCAGGTATACAGTGCAAAGTGCGCGATGATGGCTGCTTACTATGCCAACGTCAAGAAAGGCAACACAGCCAAAAAGAACGTGTACTATTCAGCACGAGAGGCATTGGATAAGTTATCGGATGCTCTAAAATACGTGGCAAGGAGTCACTATGGGTGATAACCCACTTAAGAAATTGGGCAGCGTTTTCGCTGTCGTAGACCAGTACGAGCAGGACAACGCAGGCCCACCGCCACAGCCAGTAGACGATGGTCCGCTGGCTGGACTGGTAGAGGCTATTGAAGAGGGATACCGGGTAGACAACCTGCCAAGGGACACAAGGAAGAAGTCCTTTGCACCGTCGTCGCTGGTATGGAATCATGGCATCTGCCCCCGGTATTGGTACCTCGCGTTTGAGGGCAACACCTTCTATGAGTACAAGACCGGCAAGGCCATTACCAACATGGATGCTGGCTCTGACAGGCACGCAAGAATCCAGAAGGCTCTTGCCGACTCAGGGGTTCTCATTGATAATGAGCGAGCGACACGCTTTGACGATCCCCCAATCTTTGGCTATGTCGATAGTTTCATCAACTGGAAGGGTCAGGAGTACATTGTAGAAATCAAGACGTGCAATGATGATGCATTCAACAGGCACAAGCGGACCATGACGGCAAGCAACTACCAGATTCTACAACTCCTGATCTACATGAAGATCTACAAGAAAAAGAATGGTATCCTTCTCTATGAGAATAAGAATACTCATGAGTTGCTTGCAATCCCGGTCAACATCAATCAGAAGCACGTAGACTTTACCAACTACTTGTTCGACTGGATGCGCCGGGTATGGAAGGCTTGGGAGGACAAGACGATCCCCGAGGTTCCCTTCCGTAGCAACACTGTGAAGATCTGCAACAACTGCCCCCTGCAACAGGCGTGTCAGGCTGCACCGGAAGGTGTCGTCAAGATCGAACGGCGCAAGGAAGAAAAGGGAGAGTTCTAGGTGAAGGCATTCTGCGTCTGGTGTGATGATGAGTTTGAACGCAAGTCGTCCAAGCAGATCTACTGTGGTGCAGAGTGCCGTCAACTAGCAAGCAAGGGTAAGATTCTTGAGCGATACCATCTGGAGAAGCGCAAGAAAAGAGTGGGCAAGGTAAGGCTATGCGCAGGAGGCTGCGGCACCGCCCTGAGTATCTACAACGATACCGGGAAGTGTGACAACTGTATCATCCATAAGAAAAAGATGAAGTCATTCATGAAGGACTTGAAAGACTACTTTGATGTTGAGTAAACTGTCAGACATTGGCAGGCCGAAGTCATTCATCGGTATTGATGCCTCCACCAATTCCCTTGCGTTCTCCGTGTTCGATGATGAAAGGCTGGTTAGATATGGAAAGATCAACTTCACCGGTACAGATGCATTCTACAAGGCCGGGGATGCCTGCAAAAAGTCCCTCCCTTTCTTTAGGGAAGTTGTGGCTGACGCAATCGTCATTGAAGGAACGATATACAGTAATAGCCCAAAGACAGCCATGCAATTGTCACTTGTGCAAGGCGCAATCATCTCTGCGGCACAGGTTTCTGGCATTCCGATCATTAAGGCGGTAGCACCTATCCAGTGGCAGACCTACATCGGCACTGGACTATTGACACCGAAGCAGAAGGCTGCTATAGTTGCAGAGTACCCCGGTCACACACGATCATGGTACAAGGCCAAGCAGCGAGAGACAAGAAAAAAAATGACTATCGACTCCGTTAACAATAAGTATTTACTTAGCCTTACGGACAACGATATTACGGATGCCATTGGCATTGGGTGGTATGCAGCCGAGAATCAGAAGTTGATCTTCAATGGCTAGCACCCTCTACCAGAATGAGCATTGGCTGCGCAAGCGACTCCATGAGGATCGCAAGTCACCGCAGCAGATAGCCGACGAGTGCGGCACATCATTGCAGCAAGTCTACCGATACATACGTAAGTACAAACTGAGAGGAAACAGATGAGCGATCCAGTCAACCATCCGGTGCACTACACAAGCCACCCAAGCGGGGTAGAAGTCATTCAGATTACTGAGCATATGAATTTCAACCTTGGCAATGCTATCAAGTACATCATGCGTGCCGACCTCAAGGGGAAGCAGATTGAGGATCTTAAGAAAGCGGCATGGTATGTCAACCGTGAGATTGCTCGCATCGAAGCATTCGACAAGCCACAACTGTTGCCCCCATTCTGATGCGCAGACGAAAGATCAAGTCTCAGGACCCCTTCCTTCGGAAGGATCACTTCGTCCTATCCCCCGGTATTACCATCGTGCAGGGCGAGGTTATCAAGATCACGGGAGAGCATGGTAGGCGGTTCAGGTTCCTGAATCACGTCACCAACCCGGCAAATGGGGTACAATGGATAGACTGCTTTGAAATGCAGAAGGGTACAGGAGGGGTCTACATTGCGTGTGCATGGCGATCCTTCTACCCCGAGCGAGTCAAGCATATACCAGTGAGGAAGAAGCGGAATGGCACAACTGCCCGAAGAGCAACTAGTAAAGCATCTTGATCAAGTCAATGCTGTAGCAACCAAGTACCTAGAGGGGCTTGGTCCGTCAGAGATTGCTACTGAACTTTCCATTCCCCGTACCCGCGTCGTGTCCTTGCTGAGCGACTGGCGGGAAATGATCGGTAGCAATGAGGCTATCCATGCACGGGCACGCGAAGCCCTAGCAGGAGCAGACGTTCATTACTCCAAACTGATCAATCGTACATACGAAGTCGTTGAGGAAGCCGATCTTAACAGCGACCTCAAGAACAAGTTGGCCGCTATTAAGTTGATCGCTGACATTGAAGCAAAGCGACTAGACCAACTCCACCGTGCAGGCTTGCTGGATAACAAAGAAATTGCAGAAGAACTTGCAAACATGGAGCGTAAGCATGAAATCATTATCAATATTCTTAAAGAGATTGCGACTAAGCATCCTCAAATCCGAACTGAAATACTTTCTAGACTATCTGAAGTATCTTCGGGAGTGATCGTAATTGACAGTTGATCTTAACGATCTATTCGAAGCACTGGACGATAGCCCGTTCGAAGAAATCCCGGTAGACATACGGACATTTGTCACATCCCCGGACTACCTTAATCAGCCACCACTGTCTGAGTATCAATACATTCTTGCCGAGTGCATGAGCCAGATCTACCGTGAGGCTGACCTTATTCGTATTTGGGGTGACGAAGGTCGTGACCATTTCGAGAAGTACACCAAGACAGAGGTCATCCTTAAACTGGGCAAGGGATCAGGCAAGGACCACACTAGTACCATCGGCGTAGCCTACGTCGTCTACAAGTTACTGTGCCTCAGGGACCCAGCCATGTACTTCGGCAAGCCTCCGGGTGACGCAATCGATATCATCAATATCGCCGTCAATGCCGAGCAGGCCAAGAACGTGTTCTTCGATAACTTCGTCAAGAAAATTCGCAACAGTCCATGGTTCGTCGGCAAGTACGACGACAAGGTGAACAATGTCAAGTTCGACAAGTCGGTCACGGTGTACTCCGGTCACTCCGAGCGTGAGTCTCACGAGGGACTCAACCTGCTCATTGCCATTCTTGACGAGATTTCTGGCTTCGCCATGACCAGTGCTGCCAGCAGCAACGATCAGGCTAAGACTTCTGACAACATCTACAAGGCCTTCCGAGGCTCTGTGGACTCCCGCTTCCCCGACTATGGCAAGGTTGTTCTGCTCTCCTTCCCCCGGTATGACAAGGACTACATCTCTCAGATCTATGACTCAGTGGTAGCGGAGAAGGATGTTATTATTCGGTCGCACACCTTCGTCCTTGACCCCAGCCTTCCACCAGAGGCACCGGGTAATTCATTCGACATTGAATGGGAGGAAGATCATATCATTAGGTATGAGATACCTAGGGTGTTTGCTCTATGCAGGCCAACATGGGAGGTCAATCCTACCCGGCACATTGATGAGTTCGCTGGTGCATTCTTCCGTGATCCTCAGGACAGCCTTATGCGCTTTGCCTGTATGCCGGGTAAGGGAACAGATACATTCTTCAAGTCACGGGAGAAGATCGAAACCTGCCTCAAGTTGCACAACCCCGTGGACAGCAAGCGCGTCTTTGACCCTAACTTTAGACCGAATCCAGAAACTACTTACTACGTCCACGCCGACCTCGCCCAGCAGCATGACAAGTGTGCCGTGGCTATCAGCCATGTGGACAAGTGGGTCAAGATGCAGATGTTCAATGACTACCAGCAGGTAGTCCCGTTCGTCGTTGTCGATGCCATTGCATGGTGGGAGCCACACAAGGAAGGCCCGGTAGACATTTCAGACGTGCGTGACTTCATCGTCAACCTCAGGCGTATGGGATTCAACCTAGGACTCGTATCCTTTGACCGTTGGAACTCATTCGATATCCAGCGGGAGTTGCAGTCCATCGGTATCAAGACTGAGACTGTATCCGTAGCGAAGAAGCACTACGAGGATCTGGCTATGCTGTTCTACGACGAGCGACTGGCTGGTCCCCATAATGATATTCTGCTTGATGAATTGCTTGAGTTGCGCATCCTGCCTAATGGCAAGATTGACCACCCTCGCAAGAAATCAAAGGACTTGTCCGATGCCCTCGCCGGATCGGTGACCAATGCCATTCGGCTGGGCAAGAGTGACCAGTTCGGTGAGGTTGAGATTCATACCCCATCCACTATGGCAAGGCAGGAGCGACTGGACGAGCAAGAGGCCAAGGTAATTGAGATGCCCGATGACATTGCCAACTACCTCAAGGGCTTCCAACTCATCTAAGGGTGGTATAATTAGGTATGCTAGAAAACACTTTCAATAAGATGGCTGTGGAGCCACACGTCGAAGAGGTTGACCCTAACGTCATCACGAGCGACAAGGTTACCCAGCCCTACCCCAAGAACATAAAGTCTGGAGCAAAGGGATAACATGGCTGTTAAGGATGAGACTAAGGAATCAACCGGCAAGAGGAAGAACGAAGTCCGAAAGGATGGAGATTCTATCAAGACAGGGGTACCCGGATGCGACGGGTACGCAATTGTCAATGGCGACGGCGAACTTCAGGGGTGTTATGCAACACAAGCAGCAGCCGAAGCGGCCATGGCAGCAGACAATACCGAAGATATGGGAGATATGCAGATGACAGAGAAGTATTCAGATAGGGACCTAAGAATTATGGCCAATCGTGGTCAAGCCATGCAAAGTGGCTCGTTCCCGATCCTTGACGCAGAGGATATGGACAAGGCTATCGGCCTGTTCACAAAGGCGCAGGCTCATCCGGGCAGCCGTGCTATGCGACACATAATGCAGCGAGCAGTTGATCTTAATATGCAGGACAAGATTCCCGTAGAGTGGGGTCTGAACAAGAGCATCGGAGCATCCGAAGAGGAACTTGTTCGCAAGGCTCACGCCGCTGGCGTGGCAAGCCTACAAAAGAATGCAACTGGAACAATTATTTCTTCCAGTGCACTTGACAAGCCGTTATCGATTTGATACAATTGAATCCTACAAGAAGGAGTACATGATGAATGACCAACCAACGGCGGATCTTCAGACTTTGGTGGACTATTACCGCAATAAGTCCAGTCAACTTGAGTTTGATTTCGTTCAATATCAGATCTCGGCTACGGCTACCATTAATGATCTTAAGGCACAACTTGAAGGAAATGCTGTTCCCGACACCGGAGCAGCCAAGCCAGCCAAGTGAACCGCTGCCCTTGTCCCAGATAGGCCAAACGCGGAAAGAGAATCTCCTGCGAGTCTCCATTCACGGAGACAAGGCCTACTGGGTCAAGGACAACGTATTCTATCAAGGCGACTTCATCGACGGCCATGTTGTACATGGCTCAGCACAGCCAATAGATGCATACGCATTACCCGAAGAGGAAATGCACAAACTGTTGAAGGTGCTAGACGGCTTAGGATAAGACAATGATTATTGCAGTTGAGGGAACAAAAACGTTCTCGGACTACGAGACTTTCATGCGTGCCATGGGAGTCGCACTATCGCAGGCACCGGACGGTGCCCCTATCGAAGTGTGGTCTGCCGGTCCACACAAAATCAATAACTTCACGGCATCGTTCTGCAACTCTACAGAAAACTATCTAAAGTCCAAGGGACACCGGGTAACATTCAGAATGTACCCGCCTAAGACTATTGAGAATCGCCTTCAAACAGTTGACTATCTGGCGTACTTTAGTCAGAAGCGTGAGCCTGTATCCCGCCTTGTCGCGGCGGCAGAACTCCTTGACCGCGAAGTAGGGATTTTCCGGGTATGAGTCTCAACGACTGGTCGCTCGTGATGTTCGGCGTTACTGGCCTGTACTATGCCATGCTCTATTGGACGGTATTCAGGCGACCCAATATGCTCAACTATATCATCCTCATTTGCACATGGCTGTTGACCGTGGGTATGAACCTCGTGTACGGAATTGCTACACGTCAGGTAGGATTCATCTTCATTTTCCTATCCACAATAGCACTAGCAATGGCGGTACTCATAACAACAGAGAGGTCATCCAATGATAGTTAGCAACCTTGAAGAGGCTCAGGAGATTGTTGAGAATACCAAGACGCTTGGATGGGAAGGTTGGGACATTGTTCAACTCATTGAGGATGACTATGCTGAGTACCTGCCCAACGGAGTCTACAACAAGGACACCAACAAGTGGTACCGTCGCATCTCATATGAACTTACCCCTGACGGCTGGATCATTCCAGACAAGGTGATTAGGGGATGAGCATGTATAAGTGGTCAGAGGATGCCCTGTGCCTTGGAAGGGACACGGCAGAATTCTTTGACCTCTATGAGAACTTTGGCAGGGATATCAATGATCCTGACAGTGTTGAAGATCCAGAGTACAGAGCAAACATCGATCAGTTCTGCCAGTTGTGCCCCGTCCAGAGTCAATGCCTAGCAACCGGGGTAAGCAAGCAGGAGTCAGGAGTATGGGGCGGTGTCTACCTTGAGAAGGGCAAGATATCCAAGGAATTCAACTCGCACAAGACTTCTCAGGACTGGTTCAATATCTGGCAGGCAGCACTTATGGAGTCGAAATGATGTACACCCCGGCCATGCGTAGGGCCATTCACGAAATCAAGCCGCCTCATGGCTTCATCATTGAGGTTGTCGAATACGAGAACTACGCACCACGCTTTATGTCTGTACGGATATACGAATCACAGTGGAACTACTTCACTGAGAAAGAGCGACTTGACTGCGTAAAGTACCTAGCAAAGATACGAAAGATCTTGACAAGTAACGGGAATCCTGTTACACTTGAGCCAGTGATAGACACAGGCGAAACACTACCGGAGCATCTAAAGAATGCGTACAGGAGAATGCAATGAGTTCTAATACAATTACTATCGTGGGCAACCTTGTTAGGGATGCCGAGGCCAAGGACTTTGGTACCTCAAATCTCACAAAATTGAGACTGGCCACCAATGAACGAGTAAATAAGGATGGACAGTGGACAGATGGTGAGTCCACCTACATCGATGTTTCCGCATGGCGGAAGTTGGGCACGGCAGCAGCCGGGTTGCAGAAGGGCCAGAAGGTCATCGTGACCGGCAAGTTGAAGGGCCGCGCATTCAAGCACACCGATGGTCGTGACGGCTACGGGTATGAGATTGATGCAACAGACATTGGTATCTCTATCCTCTTCTCTAGCCCCAAGGTCGTAGAAGAGGCCGCAGCAAAGCCAGTGGCAGCCGTAGAGCCTGACCTTGACAACCCTTGGGAAGATGAGGCGGCATGATCGACAAGGATCAGGCCGATAGGCTTGAGCGTGCCTTTGCCGCTGCTGGTGACAACGTTCGCAAGACCGCTGGTAAGTCTGGCGAGGGAGCAGAGAAGAAGTACGGACAGGCATTTACAGAACTGGTCCGTCATGGACTGCGCCGACCATTGAAGAAGCGGTATCGATGACCAGTCTAGAAACCAAGTGCAATATCATTGAGGAGTTCATGCGGGATAACCGCGTATTCTATCCCGCTGACAAACTTACGGCGTTTGTGAGTTACAACGACTTCGGTATCCCCATGGCTCAGGCGGTGGCCTATAATCTAGTCATCCTGACAGATGAGGGTGACTCACGGGTAGAGGAAACATGGAAGAACTTCTGTGAACTTCTCGGTATACCTGCTGATGGTGACTATGATGACTATGACGATTGTGTCAGGAAGGCACGGCAATGAAGAGCGTAATGATCACCGGCAATGCTGGTTTCATCGGGAGTAACTTCACTAAGTATTTGAAGAAGAACAAGTGGTCAACATTCGGGTTCGACATTGCCAACGGCAACCGCTACGATGCGGTAAAGTATTTTGAGAACGCCGACTCCAAGTTTGATCTGCTGATTCATGCGGCAGCCAATGTGGGCGGTCGTGCAGCCATTGATAAGGCACCGCTATGGGTAGCACGCAACATGGCTATCGATCAGGCGATGTTCAATTGGGCTGTCAGGACTAAGACTCCCGTCCTGTACTTCTCTAGTTCCGCTGCGTATCCCACCTACTTGCAGGAGGGTGAGTACAACATTGCCCTGCGAGAGAACGATATCAAGTTAAAGAAACTTCACGGTACCCCGGACAACACCTACGGGTGGTCTAAGTTGACCGGAGAGTTCATGGCTAGCGTAGCACGCGAGCATGGGGCCAGAGTCCATGTTGTCAGGCCTTTCAGTGGCTATGGCACCACTCAGTCTCCAGACTATCCATTCGGTTCGTTCCTCAAGAAAGCCAAGGCTCGTACCAAGACATTCGAAGTGTGGAGCGACGGTACTCAGACCCGTGACTGGATTCACGTCGATGATATCATGCGAGCGTGCATGGCTATCTTTGAGGCTGACATAGAAGAGCCTGTCAATCTTTCTACCGGGCGTGGCGTGGACTTCACCAGACTTGCCAATATGTTCATGACGGCAGCAGGTAACGTCAGGCCCATCGAATACAGCAAGGATGCTCCACGGGGATGCTCCTACAGAGTAGGCGACCCAACGTTTTTGAATACTATCTACAAGCCCAAGATTACCATTGAAGAGGGTATTGCTAGGGCACTTAAGGGGAAGTCATGATTGTCATTGGAACAACACTGGCAGCCTTTGTCATGGATCAGAAGGATACATGGGAAGCGTGGGTCAGGAACATCGATCAGGTTCGTGCCAACACAAACGAAACTGTCAAGCCATTCGCTGCCATTGAGGTAGACGCACGGGGCCTTGAGCCTTTCGCTCCGCTGCTCCAGAAGTTGGAAGAGATTGGCGGGGACTACTGGACATACAGCCTTGATGATGGGCGGGTACAGGTAACCACAGCGAATAGACTGCGACACATCACCAATGGACAGAACCTAGTAACAGACTACGCTGTCTCTACTGGTGCTGACTGGTTGCTGTTCATGGCTGCTGACTGTATGCCTCCCGATGATATCGTCCCGAGAATGCTTGAGATGAATCACCCTCTGGTGGCTCCCTACATTCGGACCTACTGCCTGATCGGCCCTGACGTACCGGACTTCCCCTTCCCCGTCATGGACGTTATGGCATCGGCAGCATGTATCATGATTCATCGTGACGTGTTCCGCAAGATCCGCTGGCGTTGGGACCCGGTTGACGGGTCGGACGATCCCTGCTACCACAAGGATGCCATTGATCTATTGGGCATCAAGACATACGTTCGCAAGGACGTGTTCGCCAAGCACTACCCCGAGGCTGTCGGGGCCATTGAGACACGAGGACACGATATGCGAGTGGTACGATGATAGAGCGGGTACGACCCAAGTGGACAGACGAGGAACTTGGTAGCATATATGCTACACCACACAACCATCTTATCTATGGTCGTGGTCATGGTGAGCGGGTAGCGGCTACAGTTAAGTTGGCTCGCAAGCATCTGCCAGCGCAGACGCTATCCATTGCCGACCTGTCCTGTGGCAACGCATACATTGCCAAGGCTCTTGCGTGCCCCACGATGATCCTTGGGGACTATGCTCCGGGGTATCAGTACACGGGCAGACTAGAGGATAACCTCGCCCTTATTCCCAATGTGGATGCCTATATCCTCAGTGAGACTCTTGAGCATGTTGATGATCCTGACCTTGTGCTTGCACTGATCAGAGATAAGTCATCCTATCTTGTCCTGTCTACCCCGCTGGAATGCTGGGGCGACACTAACGCTGAGCATTACTGGGCGTGGGATCGTGAAGGCGTAGAGGGCCTGATGACAGGAGCAGGATGGACAGTCAAGGCGTTTGACTTTGTTGACTCTCGCACCTACGGGGAGCCTTACCTCTACGGAATCTGGATCGCTTCATAGTGGTATAATTGTTGCATGACAACAACACTAAAAGACCCACAGGAGCGAGTGTATTTCCGCTCAAAGAAACTGAACCGGCGAACTATTGCTGCGCTTAAGTACGCGGAGAAGATCGACGGCATCAAGCAACTCTATGTAATCGCTCAAGGCTCGTATAATCGTGGCGGCGTTTCTCAGAGTGCTGGTACGCATGATGGTGGAGGGGCAGTAGACATTTCTGACTCCAATCTCACAGACGAAGATCGCAAAAAGGTTGTTCGTGCTCTCAAGGATAGTGGCTTTGCTGCATGGTTCAGGCCAGAGATTCCGGGGTATTGGGGTAGTCATATCCATGCCATTCTCAAGAACGATCCAGAAATAAGCAGCGGTGCTGCACAGCAAGTAGCGTCGTTCAACCGTGGCCGATCAGGTCTAAGAGGCGATGCACCAGATCCAACATATCGTCCAGATCCTCCAGTGAGATTTAGTTACAATCAGAACAAGCCTGTCCCTGAGTAACCAACGTCACACTGCAACCGCTTGCATTTCCTGCAAAGAGTTGATACAATTGAAGTATCAACAAACAAGGAGGAACTACAATGCGATCCATTGGACAATTCTTCTCTAAGATCTTCGACGGTGCCACAAGCACTACGAGCATCCAGAGGGAGTGGGATAGGCAGCGTTCGCGTGCCATATCACCGAATGAACTGTCAGAGATAGATGCCATTTTCGGTAGAAGTATCTGACCACAGCCATTGACTTTTCCCGTCATGACCGATATAATTGAAGTCATGGCGGGAAATTTCATTTGGCAGGAGAGATATGACCTTACTAATAGTTCTATCGTTTGGACTATGGATTGTTCGGTGCATGGCCCCACGCCCTCAGTTAAGTCTAAGAGGGATACCTACGCGGGAGTGTATCTGCGGGAGCGATCTTTTCACAATTCAGGCAACGTTTGATGAAGGATATGAAATCGCCGGGTACCTCATGAATGCTGAGTGTGCCTACTGCCATGCCAAACTAACTGCACCTACACCCCTAGACCTAGTGGAGGCATAATGCCAACATATGAACAGACAACCCTATACAGGGTATGGTATACGCTCACCGTAGTAGCAGACAACGAAGAGGATGCCGAGGAACTGTTTGACACTCTTAATCCCCGCAAGGACGGGGTAGAACTTGAGTCATCCTACGAAGATGCATGGATAGAGGAAGTCTAATGCCTACTGGATATACCGCCGACCTATACGATCTTAAGCCCATCACCCGTAACGAGTTCATCCTGCAATGCGCACGAGCATTTGGTGCCACTATTGAGCAGCGTGACGAACCATTGAGCAATCCCCCAACCTTGCGGTCAACTAATGACTATACTGATAAGAACATAGCACGGGCCAAGGAAAGGATATGGTTTGTCTCCTACTGGTCTGAGCAGACTATCGCTGAAGAGGCTGAGTTGGCATATCAGCGAGACTTCAAGGCATGGAGCGAGGGTGCGTCCAAGGCTCTTGCTCGCCGGGTAAAGTACGAGCAGATGCTTTCTGATGTAACCGCATGGAAGCCACCCACTCCCAAGCACGAAGAACTTAAGAAATTCATGATTGATCAGTTGGAATCGTCCATTGAATGGGACTGCAAGATCTATCCCTCTCCCGCTCGCATCACCCCAAAGGAATATGCAGAGCAGGAAATAAAGGCTGCGGAGCGTGACCTTGAGTATTACACTCAGGCAAAAGAGCGGGAGCAGAATAACGTAGATGAATCCAACGACTGGATCAGGGCACTCTACAAGTCATTGGAAGAATAATGAGACACTCCTTGACAGAGGAAGTCCCCGGTGGTAGGATGACTCTTAACATCATGCAATCGTTCCTTGATGCAGCAGCCAGTTACGGAGTACCGGGTTCTAGCGAGTTCAATATCCGTAGCGACTATAGGACTGATGCGACCATTCTTACTGTGTATTGGGAGGACAAGAAATGATTAGATACAGAGTCACCCTAAACGTAGATGACTCCCCCGCGTGGAGTTTCCTCACGCGGGAACATGCTGAGGAATGGTGCGAGCAGTTCGGTAACGCCTTCACTATTACGGAGATAGACGAATGATGTTTCTTATTTATTGGATCAATGCCGCCTTGCATCCACGGGCATACCGCAGGCATCAGGCGTATGTGCGAGAGCAGAACAAGTACCTAGACGGCCTGCCCTATGATGAGTCTATCTATACAGTTGAGAATTGGTGAGACAATGAAGATCCGAACGACGGTCTACAGCCACAAGGTTATCGATGTAGTCAGATTCGATGCCGCAAAGGCAACCGATCATGACATAGAAGAACTATTTGATGATCTTGCGTGCAATGTCATGGAGAGTGCCGAACTGGGAGGATTTGTCCATATCAAGGTTGATAGGCCACTGTCCCCTGCTGAGCAGCAGCACCGTCTAGGTGTTGTGGCTAAGAACCTTGAGAAGAATGAGAAGTGGAAGAGCGTCTATAATCGCCGCAGTCTAGAGCGTGAACGTGCTGAGTACGAACGACTAAAGGCCAAGTTTGAAGGGCAGTAATGATAATCTACATGACAGACTCAACCTTTGAGCAGACAGCCAAGGATTTGAGCGACAAGGATTTGGAACAGCAGTTCCACAATATGCAAACAATTTTGAAAATTCTAGCGGTAGACGACACTAATAATATACTCTATAATGATCCAGCGGTAGAGGCATGGCGAGGCTATGGAGATTGCCTGTTTGAGTTCATGCTCACTATCAAGGATGAGTGTGACTACCGCCGTATCTATCTTGACAGCGAGTGGGACAATGCTCTTAAGATCTTCTACGCCTTCCCCAATGGCGGCATTGTAGAGCCTGACTGGTTGGACAATGAACTTATCCATATGTCCCATAGGCAGCGGCTCTTCGAACTTGACCCGGTTGCCTACCCGACCTTCGCATGGGACGCTATAGAGCCTCCTGTGCTGTGCCACACCGACTGCGAGGTCATGTGGCCTACGCACATGACAGAAGAGAGCCAAGGGTATGTTTAGATCTGATATGCACGTCGAACTAATCGAATCGTGCGTCAGCGATGAAATGGTTGCCAAGGCAGCACGGGTATCGACCGGTACAGACCATAGTTCAGCCGATCCAGAGGGCTTGATTAACTATCTAATGCGTGACAGGCATGGCTCCCCCTTTGAGCATGGCATTATTACCTTCCGGGTAGAGGCTCCCATCTTCGTATGGCGAGAGCATATGCGTCACCGCATGGCAAACTACAACGAAGAGTCAGGCAGATACACCCAGTTGAAGCCTGACTTCTATATCCCCGGACCTGATCGTAACCTTGTTCAAGTAGGCAAGCCGGGTGCATACAGTTTCGTTCCGGGCAACGAGCCTCAGTATCTAGCAATGGTAGCCGCAATCAAGCGAATGTCCACCAATTGCTACGCAGAGTACCAGTCCATGCTTGACCTTGGTATCGCACGAGAGGTAGCCCGAATGGTCTTGCCCGTCAACATCTATTCAAGTGCTTACGTCACCATGAATCCACGGGCACTGATGAACTTCCTGAGCCTTCGTCGTAAGGCACCGGAATCACGCTTCCCATCCTTCCCTCAGCGGGAAATTGAGATGGTGGCAGAGAAGTATGAAGATATATTCGAAGATCGAATGCCGCTTACCCACGCTGCGTTCGTGAACAACGGAAGGGTAGCCCCATGAGTACATTTAGATTTACATGGACGGAGACAGTCAAAATGGCTATCGACGTTGACGCAATAGACTATGCAGACGCACTTGATACCTTCTATAACCTTGATAGTATTGAGAGCGTCACGTTTCTAGGCCGCGAATTCACCGGGGTAGAGAACATCGAAGAACTAACCATTAAGGCGGTAACATGAAGAACGACTGGATCATTGCAGTAAGCAAGGGCTGGGTCCTCTGGCATTACGTCCTCTTCCGCGATGGTGAGCCGGTGGCCTATGGCCTAGCCCTGTCTGAGCGTGGAGCGTGGGCCAATGGAAAGAACAGGCGTGACAGAATCATCAAGCGTAAGCGTACTGAGAGCGAGAAGCGTTCAGAAAGGGCACGAATGATTGCCCGAAAGACCGTAGTCTAATAAATATCCTTTTGTATCCTGTGGATAAGGTGTGAATAATGGGCAAAAAGAAGAGCAATATCGGTAGAGAAACCGAAGTATGGGTAGACGGCTATCGTGCTGGCCTAGCCGACGCAGAATATATGGTGTCTCACAAGTGGATGACCATGGTGGGTGGCCTCTCGGTGACCCAGCAATGGATGGACAAGGCACCAATGTATGATCTAATAGCAGTTCTGACATTGCGTGATATGCAGCGAGAATTCGCCGGGAAAAGGCTTGACACTTGGGACTAGTCGTAGTAGACTAGGGCCATAAGCCAAGCAGAGAGGCACAATCAATGAAGATTGACAAGGATAGCACCATCACATGGGTTGAGGGCGATGGGCTGGTGACTTTTACCTTCCCTCCCGGTGCTGAGCGGATCATGCTCCATGCGGCACTTGATAATACTTTCGAAGTTGGAGAGCGAGTACGACAGACCAATCATCATCACATTTCTGGCATCGTGACCAAGATCTATCCCGGTCGTGACTTCGATGAGGGCCGCACGTTTGTTGAACTTGATAACGGTGGGCCGGGAAACTCCTACCTTTCCACATCTCTAGAGCATTTCCCCGTCCCGGCAGAGCCGCCCATGGGCAGCGTCGTTGTCGATCAGGCTGGCTTTGCCTTCCAGCGCATGAGGTGGTGGGATGGACAGACCGATAATGGCAAGGATGCGTGGTCTCAGGCAAACGATGGTACCCTGTGGAATTGGGAACTACTCGTACTCAATTTCGGGGTAACAGAAGATTCAGTCGTATATTGGGGGAAGATGTAATGTATACAAAGACTGACTGGGACATTCATATCAAGTTGACCGAACCCCGCAACATGGGCGAGGTATACAACATGCTCATGATCAGCCTTGACAAGGGCGATCCAGAGCAGATCATTTATAGTGTGGAGATACTGTGATCAGGCTGTATGTCAAGGATACTACGCATCACACCGCCTTTCTTTTGGCTAATCACTACACCTTTGATGCTGTGTGGGACACCATGGAAAAACTTCCACCGGGTACCAAGTATCTTAGGTTCCAGAAGTGGGACAACTCCAATGTCATCATCCCAATAGACGAAATCCTATCAATCATAGAGTCGGAGTCGTAATGCAACACGAAGATATGTGCAAGTCGTGGGCGAGTTTCCATCCATATGAATGCCCCGAGTGCAAGATCATTGTAGAACTTATTGATACTGAGGGCATCTACTCATTCGAAGAGATTGAGAAGATCAAGGCAGAGGCCTATGACGACGGGTATCAGGAGGCCGAGTGGGGCATGGATAATCCTGACGATATCCGAGAGCAGGCCTTGCAGGATGCCATGGATGCGGTCAGGAGCCTGATGTGAGCGTCGATATCAACCTCTACGACCAAGATGGTGACGAAGTATTTCAGGACAACTACACCTACAACATTGGTCCTATGTTTCATAGCATATTCGGGGAGAGCCTGCGGGATCTGATCGAAGGCCAGCGAGCCGGGGATACACTTGTTGATCTTGTTACAGGCTATACCACCATGAATGACTACATCGACGTGTATCGTAAGATGAACCCATCCAATGGATGGGGAAGTGCTGATGGTGGTAGGGATCTGCTCAGGCGGCTTTCTGTAGCCGCTATCAAGTATCCAGATCTAGTGTGGGAGTGCAACTAATGAACATGGACGAGGTAATCGCAAAGTATTACGTTGATACCATTACCAAGATAATCAAGGACTCTCATCAGAAGGGCTATGCCGAGGGCTTCGATGCCGGGTACCGAAAGGGATACTCTGGCGGTCGTGACGATGCCGCAGTAGCCTTCGATGATGCTCTTGAGTCTGATGCCTGCAAGTGCCGGGAGTGCCTTGAAGAGGTAGTCCGTGGGGTATAACTGGACAGCAAGTGCTGATCAACTTCTGGATACCCGCTGGGGTGATGACGAGAGAATTTCTAGGCTTGAGCATGAACTCAGGGTGAATGATAATCCCTGTAGTTGGGATCGGTGCCTCAAGTGCAACCCCGATCTGCCACAACGACAGATACAATATGATCCCGGCAAGGATGCCTACAACGTTAGAACTATCGTTGGAGACTATGCTACAACCAGCACCATTCTGAGACAGGTATTCGACCAGCAGATCCTATACATACAGGCAGCAAAATTCAAGGAGAAAAGTGACTACTAATACTAGCAAGACTGTTTATGTTTCTGGACCCGCCTTCCCAATTCTGGGGATTCTGGGGATAGTGTTCATCACTCTTAAGTTGACTGGTGTCATCGATTGGGCATGGCTGTGGGTCCTCGCACCGTTCTGGATTCCATTCGCAATCTTCTTCGCAATTCTGATAATCATTGCCATTGTCTATGGTATCTGGTATCTGGTGACTGGTCGCAAGGACAAGAAAAAGCGTCCAGTTCTCCGTTAAAACCCTTGACTTTGCCGGGTATCCCTGATAGGATGGTACCATCATCCAGACATAGGAGACAGCATGTACATCTCAACTACCAAGTCCACCCCTCTCTACCATATTGAAAAGAACAAGTGTGGTGGAACAGTATTTGGAGAAGGATGCTATGACCAGCATTGCATCATCAACAAGCATACATGGTGGGCCGTGAACGAGATTCAGGGTGAGTTCGGAGAGATTCAATTCGAAGGTCAGTACGCTGACTGCATCAACTACGCAAAGAATAGGTACGGTGTCTGATGGATAGCGAGCATCACTGGGAACCATCTATAGCGGCTCTGTTTGCCAACAGGTTCATTACCAAGGGATTTGTTAGTCGCGGAGAGCCGGTGACTCAGGAGTCATTCAATGTGGCATTTGAGTCTGACATTAGAGACATAATCTATGACGTACTTTGGGAGCGACGATGATAATGGATGACAAGGCTATCGACAGGATGTTCGTAATCTGGTTTAGCATCTGTGCAGTGTTGGGCATTGCCATGACAGTAGCCATCATTGCCCTCATCATTGCCGGTATCAACTGGCTGGGGGCACAGTGAAGATCGGGTACGAGTACATGGTCGGCTATGCCGATGCCCTCAGGAACGTGGAGAGGGAAATGGGGGCAATATCATCCAACATGACCGAAGAGGAATTCCAGTCCGTAAAGAGTATCTGGTTGCAGATTCGCCATTGGGCACAGGCAGCGGATCAGGCTGCTACCACGGCAAAGCGTTCCAAGGATAGGGACAAGAGAAACCGATGAGCAACGCATACGAAGCCTATTATGGCCCGGTAGATATGGATGACTTCCAGCAGGTAGAGTGGGCAATCTTCTACAACCAACAGGTAGCCAATGACAGGTGCCCCTTCTCAGGAGAGACAATCCCTGATTGCAAGTCGTGGCTGTGCGACTGCTTTGACTTCGAAGATACCCATGGAGTGAGCCAGAAATGACAATCCTTATCAATAATGAATACTGGCTGAGTGGCTACAACGCTGGGATGAACGCAGAGCGTGCCCTGCACGTTAATCCCCAGTGTGTGTGGGGACAGGGCGAATGTACCCCCTCCTGCCCCTCCTGCAAGGTCATGGACGACCTGTGGGGAGAATGGTGGCGTGGCCATAGCCGGGGATTTGATGAAGGCTACATTGCCGCCACAAGCGACTTTGAAAGATACTATAACCAATACCTTTTGGAGAACTAATGGAAATCAAGGATATGCGTGCCGGGGATATCGTAAAGGTGTACTGGTACGACGGCAAGGGCCATGAGTCTGTGGAGACTGGCAAGTTGTACAAGGCAGCCAAGAAAGGCGATGCCCTCATGATCGGCCCCGCGAATCTCGTCCGCTATGCCGATGGGCGAAGGGCTAATTATATTAGCAAGGTTGAATTCATCTTCCGGCCCAAGCCCGATGCACCATTCAAGTTGGGCGATAGGGTCACGAACAAGGAACGTGATTGGGCCAAGGCCTACAAAGTAATGGAACTAAGATTTGATAAGGGCGTAGGCTGGCAGGTTGGCTTGCAGACTCCACAGTTCGCCACCACTCTCTACTACGATCCAGAGCACCTTGTCCTTGTTCCCGACAAGCCAGAGCCAGAGCCGGGTACCCCGATTTTCTGGAATGGAGAATGGTGGGCACGCCCCCAAGAATCCCCGCCCAACTACTACTTCTCTCTGACTCAGTGGATGTGGAGAACTAACGCAGTCTGGTCAGAAATGCAAGACACCGCAACTACCCCCGGAACCCCTAAGGATGAATCATGAAGAATAAGAAGATTATTGCTCTCGCTGCTGCTGGCGTCATGGGTGCGACCCTGCTGGCTGGCTGTGCCACCGATGCTGACGTTGCATCGTCAAATTTGTCGCAGGCTGCTGAGATGTTTGAGGTCAACCGTCGCATCGTGTTCATCAATGGCATCACCGACAAGTACATCCTTGAAATTCAGGGGTACTGCTCAGTTGAGACTTCCGACTCAAAGTTGGGCGGTAGTCTAGAGGTTACCTGCAAGACAGGACCCACGGAATTCAAGAAGCATTTCCTTGGCCTGTCCGACAACGTATCCTATCTTGTTGAGCAGGTAGAGGCATCCAATGTTTCCACCTACAACTACCGGGTTATCTTCAAGCCTGACGTGATAGTTCCCAACATCGACCTTGAGACTCAGGTGACCAACTAATGGCAGATAATATTGATAAGTATGGTGTAGCATTCTGCGGTCTTATGGGTGTGATTGCGATTCTCGGACTCATTGCCTTTATCATTCTTTCCACTGGCTGGGCTGGTATCGCCATTATTGCTGCCCTCGCTGCCGGGACATATGCAATGAAAAGATTCTGGGTAGACAGGTGGTGGTGACATAATGTGTGGCTGCGGAACATCGACGTGGTGTGAAGGTGGCTGCCCGTGTGGCTGTGATCATGCCACCGAAAGAGGAATGCGGGAGCAGGGCAAGTTTTTTGCCTTACAGTATCGCAGCATGAGCGAGCGAGCATCAGATGCCTTTCAGCGTGGCGAGCAGCGTGGTCGGGAGCAGGCAAATAGTGAATGGCAGGACTTTGCCGAGGCGGCGCACGTAGCGCAGGGAATCGGCTACGAGCAGGGCCAGCGGGACGAGCGGGAACGCATTGACCGTGAGGTCAAGGCAGTCATGGCAGGAGCATCGCCCGAATGGAAAGAGGCTCTGGCTGTCGTCATGGGCATGATCCTCAACGTCAAGGGAGGCAGTGATGCAGTTCCTACATGACGGTGAGTGGATCGACGTTCCCGATGCTGCGGTCGATTTGATCCGTGCGTCCGAAAGGGAAAGGGTCGTACAAAAGGTTAAGGCTCTGCCGTACTGGTTCTCCCGCGACTCCTGCATCTCAGTAATTAGGAATGACTCAAACCCGTGTTCAGAAATCCCTACACCAGAACTTGCGTATAGAGAAGGCTACGAGCAAGGCAGGAAAGATCAAGCAAACACCTGTATATTGTGTGGGAAGCAATTTACTGGTGTTCCGCATATCAATTGCATGGACTCCATGTATGGCACGACAGCACATTCTAATTGGACAAACAATGTCTGACATACCAGAAGTCAACTTTGAAACCCTGACGGTGGCCTACGACAGGCGGCATAGGATGTGGGGATTTCCCGTTAAGGATGATCCTGAGATGTTCCTATGGGTATCAACTGAGTTCATGCGGGAAGTCGATGCACCATACAGTTTCATCAGTCAGGAAATTTACCGGGCCTGCAATCAGCGAGTGACAGAGAGCCAGATCAAGTTCCTTATGAACACCAACTATGACAAGGACAGCATGATCCTGCCGGTGGTAAGCCGGGTAGTGTTTGAATATCCAGAAGGGTACTCCAATGACTGAATACTGTATGGTATGCGAGTATGCAACCGTGCCTGCAACCCATGAGATAAAGGCCAAGTTTGGATTTGTTGACGACGTGGGTACTGACGTAGTGATTCGCACATGCGATGAGCACTACGAAATGTTCCGTCCATTGGGCGGGTACTCAATCAAGGAGCAATCATGAGTTACATAGACATAGACGAAGCCAATGAACTCATCATGGTTCCTGAGGATATGCAGATAATGATTACCCGCAGAGCACTAGGGGCTATCATCTTCCAACTTGACAATCGGTTGGATATGATACATGATCTAAAAGATATAATCGCGGAACGCGATGCTGAAATCTCAAATCTGCGGGGGAGAATTGAAGATGCCCGTGATACGAGCAGAGTGGACTACAGCATATGACCAGCATTCAGGGGAGGTACAAACTCATGGAGTGGAAGGAACAGGACACCGTAGATATCCATATCAACAACGATGACTGGCCCAACCTGTCAAAAATCAAAATTGAAACCAAGAACAAAAAGTTCGTCATTCGCGTGGATGAGCCAATTTTGAAAATCAACGGCGACAGTTATATCAAAATCGAAAACCTAGGACACCTCAAATGAACACTGAAACTGAAATCGTATGGCGCAACAGCAAGGCTAATCTTCGGCTGAGTCAGGCATATGCCCTCGTCGGACTGATCATTGACAGGCTGGAGATACGCTTCCTCAAGCCCCACTATGTCAAGATCGACAGCCTTTCGCCGGGTACCAGTCAATGGTATGTCAGCGTCAAGATCAATGGGAACGACCCAGAACTAGTAAAGGAGATAGAGGAACTATGCCTAAGATACAACGGGTAGAAGAGCGGGGCGGGTATGATGCAATGGAGGCAGCCGTCCGCAAGATAGCACGCAAGTACAGGATCGTCATAGGCCGGGATGCAGTCATAACAGAGTATTCCTATGGCTCCATGGGTGACCTTGAAATCGAATGGGTCAAGAACGGCTTCGTATACAGGGCCAAGCGTGAGGGCTATCGTGGCTATTAAGCGCAAGCCCTTCATGGCTGAAATCGTCCGGGTACTGCAATCAGAAGGCTTCCCCATAGACGACAAAGACACAATATATGCAGTAACCATAGACGGAACCATCGTAGAGGTATCGCTTGACCATAGGGGCCTGAACACGAGATACAGAGCGGCCTTGCTCTAGCCATAGGGCCATGAATATATGCACGATCATGCATAAAACATGCATAAAAATTTCCCAGAGTGCATATTCTGTTCTGATAATGATTTTCAATAAGGATTTGGGTGATTGTCGAGACTATTAATCTTTCGTAATGTCGCCCCCATCCCAAATTATTTGCAGAAACATGCCCCCAAACAGCAAAAAACCCCCAAAAGTGGGGGTAAAATGCTTGAAAAGTTTGATTTTTACATCTCTGCCCAGTCAATAGGACCGGCGCAGCCGGGACTCAGGGTAATGGCAGCCTCTACAGCAAGGGTGACACGTACCAATGGTGCTTCCTCTACTGTGCTGTATAGGGAACCCATGGCAAATTCCTTACCCGAGCCTATTGCTATGTTGTCATACTCTATACAGCCATAACCATCAGTGCTAATCTCATATACCCGGCCATTGTATCCTAGGATGAAGTGACTGTGGTCATCCGGGGAAATATCAAAGCGCTTCGTAATGTATTTCTTCAGATGTGGGATGAACACGGTAAAGATCTCCTCGTCATCCTGTATCAGTGGGAAGTCGAAGCCATGAATGATGGATTGGCCTAGGCCTATGTTGCCTGCCCAGCCAAATAAATATTCACCGGTATCGAATATCTTAGGTTCCTTACTACTGACTATGGTATTACCATCAGACATACCTCTGTCCCCGGCCATGAATACCTTATCTCCATGTGTTACTGCTACTATACAGGTCATGCATACTCCATCCCGGTGAAATTTTCATTCCTTCGTAATATGAATTCATGTGAAAATTCCCTCCATTCGTAATGCCAGTTTTCGAAAACTCGGTGAAAATTTTGATCCTTCGTAATATGAGTTTTGGCTTCCGCGCCCGGACCCCGCACCCTCATACGGGGCGGGGTACAGGATCACGTTGCTATGGTGTCAGCAGGGCCAAGGGCAATCTCTGCTAGGTTGAATAGCCAGTCGGCATCAGCCTCAGGCACATCTCCCCAGCGTGCAGACCACTCATCTGTTTCAATCCAGACTATCACTGATCCTCCATGTGATACTTCTCCGAGCGTGCGTCGAATGCCAGCCACTCATCCTTGAAATCAGGATGGTACTTCTCAATGGCTTCGTTGATACCGTCTGCCAGATTCTTTGCGTTGATAACGACAGGCAGGGGTGACTGGACCAGATGAACAGGGATCGCATACTTCCACTCCGAAGGAGTAGGAGCATTGTCCCCCAGAATCTTGGTTATCTTATTAGCAATGGACTCTGAGTTGATCCACGTCATGATGTACCTCCTATAGCAATTCTACCGGGTGGGGCCTCCAATGTCAAGGGTTAGAGGGTGCGGAGTAGTTCAAGCCACTCAGCCTTCGTGTACCGGGGTTCCTCAGTCTCAGTCTTAAGAGACTTGGGCTGGGCATGGGCAAACCGGTTGCTCACCGTCCACGAACCATATTTCTTGCAGAAGAGTTCGAAGCCGATGCGGTACTTGGGAAGGTCAGAAAGTGCCCAATTCTTGTTGCCTGAGGCATTGGGGTTGTAGCCGGGGTAGGGGTACAGCCATACCTCGTTAGTGCCAAAGTCAACAACGGGTACAGAGTGGGCGGTATCAGGAAGGTCAAAGCCGATCCCGAAGCCGTACTCGCTATCCCACTTCTCACCGATCATATGACTAATCATCATCCGGGTACCGTAGGTACACTCTTCCCCATCCCACCTAGGCTCGGCATGGGCAATGGCATCTGCAAGTTTCTTGAACATGTCATAGCCGCCCTCGTGGGCATAGAGCCAGAGGATGCGTCCCTCATAGTCGCGGAATCCAAATGCTGCACGGTTACCCATGTTACACCTTCTCAATCAGGTTAATAGGAGTCACGATCCGGGTACCGAATCGACCAACGGGCTTCTCCAGACCAACAGTAACCTTGGTCCGACGAATCTCCACGATCTTGCCCTTGACACCGGCAAGGTACTTGGGCCTGACGTTGTTGCCGTACTTGACAGCATCGCCAACCTTGAACTCCCAAATCTTGGGAGCCTTGTCCTTCTGGCGAAGGCGAATGGTGTCGATCATACCCTCTAGGTACTCGTCCATCTGCCCAGTCAGAACGGGGACAACAAAGTTGTCATAGTATTCGTTGCTATTCATAGGTTACAACCCCATCCTCATCTTCAATTTCAATAACGCTGGTGTCTGAGTCATAGGGGTGACCCTCCCATATCTTATCCTCCAGCCAGAACCTCTCTTCGGCATCCTCGGGCGAATCTGCCTCTACCGCAATCTCGTAGAACTCGCGGGACTGATAACGAACAAGGTACTTAGGCAATTTCTTCTCCATCCGGTCCTATGAGGATGTAGTCTCCCCATCCAAACTCTTCTGCCGCCCATGTTTCGATAGTCTGAATAACAGCATCGTCGGTGGGGCGAATGTCACACTCCCGCAGGTATTCGCGGACAGCCTCAACGTCATAGGTGAACGTCTGCGTAGCGTTAATGTAGTCGGGCAGGTTGCTATTCATCTTCCTGCACTTCCTCAATCTGAATGTCATCGAACGGTACAGTGTACCCGCCCTGTGCGGAGTAGGCCGACCAGTCATCAGAGATAACGGGGCCTGCAATGTTCCACGCCTCTTCCTCGGTGTCTGCCTCTACCTCAGTGGAGTCAGAGAAGTAGGCCGAGAAATGAACGGTATAAGTGGGCATTGTCTATCCTTTCATTGTTGTTGTAGGGGACTAGGGGATTGAACCCTACTCTAGGATGTATATAAGACACCATCTGACCACCAGCCAGCCGTCCCCCGTGGGTTAGTCCTGCCAGTATACCAGCGGGACGTAGGTTCCGCAAGGGACACGGACCTCAACATAGTAGTCCATCCAGTCCAGCCCGAATAGTGCTACCCGGTCACTGTCAGAATCATCTACCTCGGTAACCGTGATGATCTTGCCCCGGTACTTGACAATATCATTAGGCTCAACGAAGTCTACCATCGTCTTGTCGTATTCAGTCCACATTAGGGCACCGGCCAAATGGGAACGAGGGCTTGGATCATGTTGTAGCACTTGGTATTCTGGTAGTCCTCTTCGGTGTCATCCACGGGCCAGAACCATTCCTCATGCACGTCATCCCACACGTTACCGTCTAGGTACTTAGTCTCATCCTCTACATGCCACTTCTGAGTCTCCGCGTCATAGCAGATCACATAATGATACTGGAACTTGTTCATGCGTCAATGATCCTTTGCATCTTGTCGGCTAGGTCTAGGTACACCTTAGCACGATTCTCGTCGGTAGTCAAGGAGGTATACTCAATCGTTATGACTTTGATACACTTGGCGAAACCCTTCAACTGATTAGAGAATGCAGTAACATCCTCTTCGATCCAGCCGTCGCGGTACACGTCAAGTTCCATAGCCAGAGCCTCAACCCTGTCAATAAGTAAGTCAATAAGCCCCTCTGCTCGCAGGTAGACTTGGCCCTCATGCTCTATTATCTGCTCCATACTCGGAGCCTACCAGATTCCCGGTGAAATGTCAAGTCCTTCGTAAGGGGTAATTTTGCGGGGCGCGGGAATGGCAAGACCCCCACCGCCTCGTGAGCAGTGGGGGCCAGCCATTTTGCTACTTGACTCCCGCCAGAGTCTTGACAGTGGACAGGATGGTAGCCTTCTGAGCGTTGGTAGCAACGTCGAAGCCGGAAGCCGCAGCAGCCGCGTTCACGTCTGCATTCTCTCCACGACCGTTACGGTACCAGTCAAGACGCTCAGTAAGGGCGTTGAGTGCACCCCAAGCGGTACCAGCGATCATACCGTTAGTGTCACCAGTGTAGATGGTGTTGATAGCATCGACCTTGTTCTCCCACTTGGTCATTGCACCCTTGGCGTTACCTTCGGGCTTGGGGTAGAGAGTGGTGATGATATCGTTGAACACCTTGGCGTTCACCTTGGTCTCAAAGAGAGTCTTAGACTCAACTTCGAACTTGTCGATGAACTTGTTAGCCAGACCAAGGGCTTCCTTGGCAGCCTGCACCTTGTCGGCAACAGTCTGCGTGTGGCGAACCTTGAAAGTCTGCTTTGCACCCTTAAGGGCCATGTTCAGAGTGTTCTGGCACACGACACGAACGGGAGTAACGGAAGCCTGAACAGCGACCGAACCGTCATGGGAAGTGTGGATCAGAAGGTAGGTGTTGATCGTGTCCGATACACCAGTGGGGTCAAGAACGACCTTACGGTCAAGAGCGAGGGTACCGAAAACGGTCGTCCCATTCTTGATAGAGCCAGCAGTTTCCCACCGACCATCGGAAAGCAGGTCATCACCAAACTGGAAAAGTTCCTCGTTCTGGACAACCTTGTAACGTGCACCCACGAGACCAAGAATCTCCTTGACCTTGCGACCATTCTCGTCCCGATCAACAGGATTCGAACGCACAACCGCGAAATAATCACGGTAGCAATCGTAGGGGAGTTCCATTTCCTCAAGGTGAACATTCCAGTGGTTCAGGTGTGCCAGTTTCAGCATCTCAGCAGTCGTTACGGGCTTGGTGAATACCGTCCCGAGAGCGTGCCACGCGGGGACACGGAGGGATGCGAAGGCAGCCGACCCATCCTCAAAGACCTCTACCGCATGAGCCATGTTCAATCTCCTTCATTCGTTGGTAGTCCTAGACTACACTAGTACGGGTCATGAGTCAATACTCAAATAGGACATTTAGATAACGTTTTGATAACGGTTCGCGGGGCGCTGGAGATGCCCCAAAAGGGACATTCCAGACTAGGCGAAATCCCAGTCATAGGCAATATCGGAAAGTGCCTCTGCCTGAATTTCCAATGCCTCATCTTCCGAATCAGCATCGGTGATCATGCGTACAACGTAGGTGCTCTCATAGGTAGGCATTAGTGAACCTCCACCCATTCGATAGCAGTCTGGAGAAGATGGTCATAGTCACCAGACATAGACTCTGCGAGGTAGGCATCAACATCTTCCTTCGGTGCCCCCGCTCGCTTGAGTGCCTTGGACACTGATCCCATGATCGCATAGGCATTGCCGTCGTTGCCCGACAGTTGTACCGCCACGTCATACTTAGGCATCTTCATCCTCCACATACAGGAAGTCGCAGTTGATCGACAGATTGTTGAGAATCTGAGTATACAGATCAGGATTGAGAACGTCGGTAGGATCGTCGTCATCCTCAATCTCAGCCACGAACTCAAAGTCCATGGATTCGAAGGGCTGCTCGGCAAGAACCTCTACCTGATAAACGACAGACTTCACTCTGCACTCCAATTGGTATAGATACGGGTGTTCCTTTCAGGGTCCCGGTGGAAGGTAAGGCTCCCCTTCACACCGTCAGCCCTCCGCTTAACGAAGCAGATATCATAGAAGAATGACTCCACTTCGAAATCGCGGGTAAGGGCTTCGGTATCCCACTCATCGGGATAGTCAATCATGGTGCTCATCAGTCGTCATACTCCAGATCGAAGTCGAAGTCGGTCACATCGGCAGAGTCGATGCAGATACCCTCAGTTGCCCATCCGGTTTCGATGGAAGCGTCGAAGTCCGAAGGGTCAAGATCGCCCTTGTCAGTACCCGGCTCAAGATCCATAGCGACCTCAAAGGTCACCGTGATCGTGCCAGTCACGCGGGTAGAAATTGAACGGTTGAAGAACTCAGCATAGTTCTGAGCCATTGAAGCGTCAATGTCAGAGTTCTTTACGTCACGCTTGAGTTCGGCAATGAAGTCGTCAATCTGACGAATGAGGTAGTCAGCGGTATCAGCCATGTTGTCTCCTTAGTTGGTAATGCTTACTCTACACCCATACCCGGCCCATGTCAAGCCCTAGAACTGGGGATTTAATAACGATTTCGTAACAAGGTCTTGCTGGGCGCGGACCCCGAAGGGCCTGCTAATACTCCTGACTATAAACCTGCTCGGAGATTTCGCGGTACATGATATCAACCTGAGTAGGATCAACGTGCCATGAATCCAGCATGGATAGCATAGCCAATAGACTTTCCCATGATGCACGCGGCATTTCAACCTTGGGCATTATTTCTTGCTCCTAGAGAATGCGATGTTGGCCTTATTCCAAACGCAAAGGCCGCACACGGAACATGCCGACCCTGCCTCAGAGATAAGTTTAATTTGCTTAGTCTGCTCGGGGCACCTTGCTCCCGGCTTTCCGGTGATATCCTTTAGTGCTGCCTGCGAGTCTGCGAAAGTCTCGGCTACGAAAGCAATTCGGATACCGTAGGTACGGTGCAGCATTTCTGCGATAGGCTTATTCGACGGGTCGCCAGAAAAGTAGAGCGACAGGTTAGTAAGCGTCATCTTATGCAGGGCAACGGCAGCCGCAGCATTACGGGTGTAAACCCAAAACTGAATCTGAGGGTAGAGCATGATGATACATGCCCACGCTTCGATATACTCGGGGGAGAAAAAGTCACCGTCCCAATGGATACGATAAATCTTCTCTGACCCACGCTTATCCGACTTAGTATCGAATACATAGATAATCTCATTGAGCATATCGAACGTGTCAATGAGGTTGGCATCCTTTAGCAGATTCCAATTGTGCAGCATATTAACGCCAACGGCAGTAAACAGGTTTTCCAGTTTACCCGCATAGCAGATAAGTTCGCAGTAGTCGGTTGCCTCTACACAAGAATTAGCCTTGCCATTAGCAAGGCCAAAGGTATTCTCAAAGGCAGCCTGAGTACCGGCAGCATTAGTAGCGGAAGCCACCTTACGATCCTTGGATGCGATAAGGGAGCGGGTAGCAAGTGCAGTAGTCAATTTATTACCGATCTAGGACGAAGGCGATTAGGAGGGCACCGAATACTACCATGCCAATAAACCATAGAAACTCATACATATTCTTTTCCCTTGTGCTTAGCCTTGCGTGAATACTTAGACTTATTACGGTGCGGCTGAGCCGCATTAGACCGGCGAATATCCTGCCAATACTGGATTTCTTCGCGGGTCCGCTTGCGTCGGTGGATGGTCATAGACCCACCCTAGTCTATATTGGCTGGAAAGTCAAGCCCGGAGGCGGGGGATTTGGTAACGGCTTCGTAACGATTCGAAGGGCGGGGCGCGGAAAATGAAACTCCCCCAAGGGAGGATCTAGGTCCAGTCCCAAGGGGGAAGTAGAGTGCCTGTCTATGCTGTCTTTTTCAGGCTATTGAAGGATGGTGGAGCCGTGCTCTGTTCAGTACCACCCTCTTTGGGGAGTGAGTCGATGCGAACCCAGTATTCGCGGTCACATTCCCTAAGTTATTCTGTTATTGTAGCACTGTTTTCAGCGTGCAGTGGTCCAACGCTCGGAACCATTCACGTCCAGAAGCAGAACCTCGCCATTAGAGCGGGGATGAACTTCCTTGATAATGCCTGTCACGCCTGACTGTGCAGTGGTGAAGGACTGGCCAACTGTTGCCATATGTTCTCCTTTGTGTAGGTCTCAAGTATAGCATCAGCGGGTGTTGCTGTCAATACCCACTTCCCAACCTTCTACGTGAGTAGTCGGGATACCCTCGGATTCCCAGAGTTCGATGATCGAAGGGTTGTCATCAATGGCATGGACAACAGTCCAAGACTCTCGGATTACATTGAGAATGTCACGCTTGACCTCAACATCTACCCGCTGATCCTTGTTCTTACGCATGAACAGGGCATCATTGGGAATGTCGTGCAGGGCAAGCCACATGGCAGTATGGTTACGCCACTTGGCATTGCGAGCGGTAACGATAATGATATCGTGACCATCAGCCTTGGCCTGACGTACCTGTTCAACTACATGATCATGCGGAGGAACATTGACTGATTCAGCATGGAAGGCATCGAAGTTCTTCGGACGTTGCCGAACATGATGACGAATGGTACGCACGTCAGCGAGCGTCCCATCCATATCAACGATAAAAGCGGTGTTCATGTTTGGAATGGCCTTCGGCTCTCTAGTTCGAATAGTGCATTGGAGAAGTCTGTTGCAATGGCCAGACCCAACTGGTCTGCTATGTCAATCGCCATGACCACGGCATCACCAATCAGTTCCCACTCTTTCTGGGGTATGGAATCAATGTCTCTCATTTGGCTCCCGTCAGACAATCTTCGATGTAGGCCACAGCCTGAATCCATCCCTGATGTTCACACTGGCAGTAGTGCATCATGCAATCACACTCAGGATCAAACAGAGGATGAACAGACATTCGCTCAATGAGCAGAATGAGGGTCTCTTCATAGACCACGTTCAGAACGGTATCGCTAACGTACATCATATCCTCCACAGCACCACATACAGCCTTCGATGATTTCTTCCGGCTCTTCTTCTTCAATGTCAAGATCATAGTTGTCAGGATGATCAGCGTACTTCCTGTACCGCTGATCAGCGATCCACTGGCCCTCACCCTTGTTACGCTTGAAGCCCTTGTAGGTGTGCCAGTTGGCAGGCTGCCAAGTGCAGCGGGTACGGGTCCACCACATACGCCGGTTCATACGCTGCCACTCTTCCAACGAGGGAAGGTCGCATACGCCATTGGAGTGATCATGCCACGCACGAGGGGCATCGGGGACCTGTGCCTTGAAGGGGCGGTGTGCATCTGTCCTGCTCATGTGATGAGCCTATCATAGATGGATTGGAAACACAAGTGGAAACAGCGGATTTTGGTAACAATCGTATAACGATCATCGCGTGGCGCGGAGTGCCCCTATCAGGAGTCGAACCTGAATCTTCCCTTTAGGAGAGGGATGCACTATCCATTCTACTATAGGGGCATGGCGGAAGGGGAGGGAATCGAACCCAATCAAGCAGAATTACCCACGGCTGTTTTCAAGACAGTTTACCTCACCAATGGCAGCCCTTCCAGAGTGGGAAATGATGGAATCGAACCACCGTCCTCCGGGCTTCAACCGGATGCACTTCCACTGTGCTAATAACCCTGAGTCGCGGGGGATGGAATTGAACCATCACTCTTCGGTTTATGAGACCGACGCACTACCTTTATGCTACCTCGCGTGGGGTGACTAGAGGGATTTGAACCCTCAACGATTGGGACACAACCAATCATGTTGCCATTACACCATAGTCACAGTGCCCCTAGAGAGATTCGAACTCCCAACATTCTGGTTCGAAGCCAGATGCTCTATCCATTGAACTATAGAGGCGTGGTGCAAGATGAGGGATTCGAACCCCCAACCGCCTGTGTGTAAGACAGGAACTCTACCGTTGAGTTAATCTTGCTTGGTGCCCCCCGAGGGATTCGAACCCCCAGTCTGACGTGGTAAAAGCACGCGGTTTTGCCATTAAACTAGAGAGGCAGGCGAGCGAATAGCGGGAATCGAACCCGCACCGTCTGCTTGGAAGGCAGAGGCACTACCATTATGCAACATTCGCGTAGAGTCACCGGGAATCGAACCCGGAATAGGACTGTATCAGAATCCTGTGATAACCGTTTCACCATGACTCAGTGGGACTGGAAGGACTTGAACCTTCATCTCAAGATTAAGAGTCTAGAGCATCACCATTAATGCTTCAATCCCGTGGTGGAAGTGCGGGGATTCGAACCCCGAATAACTGTGTGCAAGACAGTTGTGTTACCGTTACTACTACACCCCCTTGGCTGCGAGGCAGAGGGTCGAACTCCGGTGACAAGGTTCAGAGCCTTGCATCTTGCCATTAGATGACCTCGCATTGACGCTCTCCACCTTGGATTCGAACCAAGACCGTACAGATTAACAGTCTGCTGCCCTGCCGTTGGGCGAGTGGAGAATGGAGCCTCTAGAAGGAATCGAACCCTCGTCAACTGATTACTAAACAGTTGTTTTGCCATTAAACTACAGAGGCGAAGCAGCCACATTCCCAGCAATCTCCCGTCACTGGTTCCGCTTTGACTGGTATTGGGGGAGTCCTTGACCAGCCTCGGTGCTGCCACCGACCGTAGCCCTAGAGAGGATCGAACTCTCTCCGCAACCTTGAAAGGGTCACATCCTAACCAATAGACGATAGGGCCAGAGTGTATGAGAGAGGAATCGAACCTCCATGCCCAAAGGCTACAGGGTTACAGCCTGCTGAGCACACCGCCTGCTCAACTCATACATGGTGTGGCTAGCCTCCTGTTTTAATAAGGTACCTAGCCAAACGCGATCCTAACGGGATTCGAACCCGTGACCTTCACCGTGACAGGGTGACGAGCACTCCGCTGCTCTATAGGACCATGGCACACTCCGTAGGATTCGAACCCACACCTAGCGGGTTTGGAATCCGCTGTGCTACCGTTACACCAAGAGTGCTTGCTATTTCCACTGTGTAGTTTTTAAGAAACCGACCGGGATCAGATTTGGCTCTCGCTTCCTCCGATCCAGTAACCTAAAGGTACCATAGATCAGCCAGTGATGCAAGCGAAATGGGGTCTTTTTAGGTAACAATATGATAACATACTTTGTAACACGTTGCATTGGGGATTTGTAACAATCTCGTAACGATCTAAAACGGGGCGCGGAACGTCAGGAGTGATCCCTGACGAACGCACTAATAACATAGAGAGGCACATTGCCATATGCCGTCATGATGCTGTACGCCTTTGCGTAGTCTGAGAATTCAAGGATCGGCTCAGTGACAGCACGATTGCCCCGGAATCCAATAACAGACGCAGCAATATCACCATCTACGTCATAGACACCAATCTCGTCTACGAAGGGATGATCAACCCGATGGAATTCAACCCTGCTCACTACCACCTACCTCCCCACTTCTCTTTCGTGTAGTCGGACATATACTGCGAGGCACACTCAGGGCAGAGAGTGTCGGGGTACAGGTGAACATCAGTTCCGCATTCATAGCAGACACCCAGCCACGCATCACGAGACTCAATGATGAGTTCGCACTCGGGGCAGCAGACCACCCCATGAGGATTCAATTCAAGATCGAAGAGGTCGATGCTCGTAGTGATCCTGCCACACGCACTCTGAATGCTCACCTGTGTACTCATAGGAACACTGTAGCAGAGGGGTCTGACATTTATGGTCGTTTGAGCGACCATTTATGTAACAGTTTGATAACGTTTCTACCGAGCGCCCCGCAAACCGTTACCATTCTGTTATATTTGGTGTCCGTTTTGCCCCAATATCCAGACAGGGAGTGTCAGACCCCCATGTTAGTCTGAGACTACCAGATCAGAAAGGTACGAAATGTCACTGTCAGAGCATTGGGCGTCCGTTTACTGGATGCTCGCGGACTACGATGCCGCGTTTGACTACTCCGTGGTTCTGCGGGTAGGTGAGGATTGCGTCATCGTTGACGGTGAAGAGTTCTGGAAGGCTCCGTTCTAATGGATACCTTTACCGTGATCTGTGAGTTTGGGTACTGTGATACCCCCGCATTCAAGAATTGGGCGGGTACCCCGCTTTGCTACGTCCACTGGACTGAGATTATCAAGGAGAAGTCTGAATGAACATCTATGCCGTTGAGTATTCGCACGATGACGAGCCTCGTCAGATTCTTGTCAAGGCTGAGTCGCTGTTTGAGGCGGGTAGGAATCTGCATCCCTCCATTGCCTCTCGTGCATACGTCATCTATCTCTTCTCGGAGGTTGTCGATGCCTAATCCTATGCTGACTGAGGATGACCTGAATCCTCCCCCGCTGTTTACTGTGTTCTACAAGGGCCAATACCTCTCGTTCTTTTCTGACTACCCTCGTGCACTCACCTATGTTCAGGGTCACAAGCGAGCAATGGGCGAGAAGGACTACGACAACTACGAGATTAAGAAGCGATGATGGACGTATTCTGCGTATTCTACCTTGGCGACGGTGCCAAGTTCCTTGATCATATCTTCAGTGATGCGATGGATGCCCAATACTACATCGAATCTCAACCGGTACAGTACCAGAGGTTCTATCAACTGCAAACATGGGAAGTAGAATGAAGTCAAACAAGCAGATGACCATGCGTGAGTTCAACTACTCGCATGAACTCAAGTTGGCGATGAATCATGCCAACTATGTCAGCAACTATCTTGACAATGCATTCGTGCAGGCAACCAACAATGACCTCATCCTTCTGGGACAAGCACTCAGGACAATTGAAACTCTTAAGCGTGATATTTCCGTGGCCCTGCGAAATATGGAATGGGATTCGTAGACTACCCCGAAAGGGGCGCGGGAGAGGGTTACCCCTCGTCCCCATAGTCGAAGTCCTCGTCAAAGTGACCCTTACGCATCTGCTCCATGTACCAGCCCTGAGCGTCGAAGCCGTCAGAGAATTCGAAGATAGCCATGGTGTGTCCTTTCGTTGGCGTTAACGCCAGCCTATCACAAACAGACCGAATAATCAAGCCTATTTGGTAACGGTTTCATAACGAAGGACGGGGCGCTCCGCGCCGAGCGATGACTGGTCAATGACCACTGGCTGACCGGTCAATGACCGTTTTTGGCTTGTGTTTTGCCAGATTTTCCTGTAGAGTAGCACTATAAGAACATAGAGGAACAACCAAGATCTTGGGAAAACTGAGGTACGCTCCGGTGCAGACCGGGTTAGCAAGAACTCAGAAGTATGGAACGAACGCTCCGGCAAGGCCGGGTTAGCCTAGTCTACGAAACCCCAATGGCAGCAGGTACAAATAGTGACACGTTCGATGTTAAATGAGGTTCTCGCCACCAATGCCTGCATAAGCCCTAGGTTACCCAAACGAACCGGGAGGGTATTAAATGCGGGACTTTCCATGATCCCCAGCCTACACAATCTTGCGGAGGGATGACTGCGTTATCGCTATGGTCTATCGCTTAGGCGTTACCCTCCGCTCAACTTGGAAGGGTGAGAGTGAAGTCCAACCTCTCCCCGACCACTCAACATATGGTGAGGGCTACGGCCCAAAGTACCCAGATAGGTTTGGCAAGCCTAGGTTACCAAATTGCCGCGCCCCGCAAACCTTTGACCGGTCAATGACCGAATTGACCGCCCTACAGGGTTGCTTCTGTCAGCCCCCTGTGCTAGAGTAGCCCTATGAGTGAGATTCTAGAGACCGAGGCAGAGCATAGCCCTGCCACCATTGACTGTGTAGAGTGTGCCTATGAGGGCCGTGGCCTGCACAACCCCCTGCCCTACGCGGGTACGCATTCCCGTGGTGATGGGTGGACGAACGTGGCCTATGGCCCCTGCCCTGTGTGCCATGAGAGCACTACTGCCCTGTGGGGCTTCGATATGCTGGCCCCCATCACCCGTAGCAACGTGAGCGATGAGGCATGGTACGTGCGATGACCGGGTATGCAGATGAGACTGAGTACGACTACATTGTCTGTTGCTTCTGTGACAACCAGTGGGCACATGGTACGGTAGTGTGCCCCACATGCCATGAGTACAAGGGCCTCATGACCCAAGAGCAATGGGATGCCTACCTAGGTGACCTGTACAACACACCCGATGCACCTGAGCCTGAGAGGCTGATCTAATGGATGAGTACGAGTGGGATGACCTTGAGCCTGAGGATCATGCTGAGATGGAAGCAGAGTTCGATGATGCCATGTACGAGGGGTATCAAATGAGTGATGCTGAGGCTGATGCTGATACGCTCGCCTCTGCTGGGTGGGGTACTGATGAGGACTATGGTTTCTTCGGTGACGAATCCTTTGATGATGGGGGTTGGTGACCCCGCGCCCAGCATGACCAGTCATTGACCATTGCATGACCAGTCATTGTCCGTTTTGGGCTTGCTTTTCGCGGGTACAGGGTGTAGTCTAGGACTAGATAGAAAGAAGGTAAGAGAATGACTCTCCCCACCTACCATGTGTATCATGACACCGCTAAGGGTCGGCTGCCCTTCACCTACTTTGTCTTTGGGCCTTACTCCAACGACTGCTACGATGTTGAGATCCACCGGGATCACATCGAAGAGACTGATCGGATCGACGGTACCTACGTGGGTACTGTCTCTGACCTTCCTCGCAAGACTCACATTGTCATGGACGTGTGGGATTGGATGGATGCTCATGTCTAACATGTACCAGCACCGTTATGTGCGTGGCCTTGTGTCATGCGAGTGCGGCTCTCAGTGGAATTGGCTTGCTGACGCTTGCTCTTCCCTCTACCCTATGCCTGAGCCTGTGGCTCCCGCTCTTTACTTCGATACCGTGACCGATGACGGTGCATTCTTTGAGTGCCGCAAGGGTCACGCCTTCTGTGTGAGGCACTAATGAGCACTACCCCTATCACCATCACCTTCAGGGCTAATGAGTGGGAGCAGATAGTAGAACTACTTGACTTCGCTGCTGACGTTGCTATTGAGCGTGGCTTCGATACCACTGCACGACAGGCTGTGAAGCATGGCCTTACGATCATCACAAGGATGGAGCAGTCACTATGAGTACGCTAGTATTCGATCTGGATAGCGTGATGGGTACGACTACCATTGAGTATGAGGCTAACAGTGATAGGCAGTTGCTTCACTACCTCGCCTCTGCTATCAACAACGCACAGGAATGCACGATCTGGAATGTGAGGATCTACTAATGATGCTGACAACGCGGGGAGCAATTGTAGGCTTCATTCTCATAGGCATTGCATATGCATACTTGAACTTCATCACAGAGGCAGGGCTGTAAGCCTAGCAATGCCAACGCTTTTTGGTGCTTATGTGCGCACTAAAGAGCGGGGCGCTGCTTTCTGTTTTTACGTATCGTCCTAGTTTCCAAAATTTTAACATTTGCCCAAATTCGGTCTGCAAAAAATTTTTGACATTTGGCCGAATTCGCGGTACAATAAAAGCATGATCAGGATAACCGTAGAACTCGTGCCCCATGGCGATGAGTCCAAGGCAACCATGATAGAGACCATGCTGATTGCGAATGACGCAACAGGCAACTACATCAAGGGCAACTATGCCTATGCATACAGCGATATCAGCGGGGTAAAGTCCGGGGTAGTGAAGAAGCACCCACGGCGCATGGGGGCATGGCCCCTGATTGCCAAGGCCCTTGCCGACAAGGAGCATGACAGGACAGACCTGTCTCAGCGCCTTGTCACTATTGTTGCGGATACGCTATAATAGTTCTATGTACACCTACAATGCCACAATCGACCGTATTGTTGACGGGGACACTCTTGATGCTATCGTTGACGTGGGATTCCACGTCTACCTGAAGATGCGATTTCGGCTTGTGGGTATTAATACACCCGAGCGATTCACTCCTGAGGGCCAAGCAGCAACAGCGTTTGTTCAGTCATTGTGCTGGCCCGGTCAGTCTGTCATCCTGAATACCCAGATGGACAAGCAGGAGAAGTACGGCAGGTATCTTGCTACCGTCATTGTTGATGGTCTTAATCTGAATCAGGAATTGCTGGCAAAGGGATACGGTACGGCTTACTCCCCGGCCAAATAGCCAGCGCACGGATATGCGGGTCCGAGCCATAGAACTCTACCCACTCGTCGTCCGTCATCGGACGCTTTTCGTGCGTATAGCAGAATTCCTCTGCCCACCCAGCCAAAATGCCGATTTGCAGCCAGTCGTCGTATGATATGTTCATTTCCTTCTCCAGAGTACGATTGATTCGACAAGTATCCAAGCCGATGCCAGATAGATGAATCCTAGGACTATGCCACTACTCATGACCGTAGTTGCAGACATAGCCGGGTGGGTGCAGGACGGCACAGCGAACCGATACGTTGCCATTCCAGCGAGGGGTCTTAGGCTCATTGGTCCCATAGCCATACTGATACTGCTGAGGACAGTTCCAGCATGTTGCTACCGATGGTGCATAGACTCTCTTGCATACCGGGCATTGCCACCCTTGATTGATCATTCTGGCTCTCCTGTGATTACTTGAACATTGTACAGTCCGATGAACGGGGCCACGTCTGCCACGATCATATTATCCTGCGTCACGTCCATATCAAGGCCATAGATCTGAGTCGTATAGGAATCGTCTGTGTGCGAGTCGCCTATAAGGATCTGACGAATGCGCTTGTGCCAATGTCCATGGACAAGCGTTCGCGGACGCGCATAGTCAACAGCATGGCGAAGCAGTACACGCTGGCGATTTGCCTCATACTCCAATTCAGCAGGCAGGCCGAAGGCCTTGTGTCCTACATCTACCCCGGCAGGAATATCGTGGCTCAGGAACACGTCCACGCTGAGCCATAGACGCTTGTCAAGATTGCGCTTGAGAGCCTCTACGTCCTCAGGCGTAATGGCCTCCTGAGGCCACCATGACCGTCCCTCTGTGCGCATGTTCTTGTCGATGCTGAAAGCACCGCCCATGGCAGCAAAGCGAGCGCTATTGTGATGCCACACATGCCCACGGGGAGCAAACTGAATGCGGTCAAGGTCAGGGCGCTGCATGAATCCATCTTCATTGATCGGGAACTTGTCAAGCATATCGTAGTTCTCGTGATTGCCGGGTACGACGATCAAATCCTGATTGTTCATGTTCAATCTGGTATTGATCTTACGCAGGTACGAGGCACCATCATTACCACCCCATACCCCGAAGTCACCAACCTGATAGATTGTATAGATATCGTGAGACTTGAATACGTCAAGGCAATGGAGTGCCCAGCCGGTATTGCCGTGCCAGTCACCAGCAAAGCCTGCGCGATCCCTCGTGAATGTAGTGAACATTGCCTATCCTTTCGTTGTGGAGATGCGGGGAATCGAACCCCGGTCCCATTGCCTTCCAATATCAGCGTCTTTGTAGCCACAAAAAGCACAACCAACGGTCATACTATTTGTGTTTGTTGCGTTTGCGGGGGATATCCCCGACGGTGTAACTTACCCTTTACATTAATGCAAAGGATATCTTTCCATGCCACTTTCTGTTCCTATGGAGTGGCCCCACGGCCCTCATGCTGCTAGGGCGAATGCGGTTTGTGTGTTTGCATTTATTGTTGTGTTGTGGTACTGCTGATACCTTCCCGCAAGGTCGAAACCTTTCATCCCCGCGTCCAGCGCCAACCGTTGAATGTATAGCCGTTCTCTTTACACCAACGATTGACTAGTCTAGTATACTCTTCTCTGTCGCCTTCTGCCCATGCCGTTTCTGCTGCAATGAGGATGGGGTCATGGTCCCTAGGGAATTGCTTCATGGTAGATGCCTGTAGATATCCATGATTATATCGTGAATCATACCGGCATCGTCGCCATTCCATTGTTCCCCGGCTGTATTCAGGGCATCAGCGATAAGATCCCACTCTTCAGTAGTGAATTCCATGCTTACCTTGGTCATGCTATCCACCCTTCCGGGGCACGAGAGGCTTTCTGGGCCTCTCTGGGGCTACAGAAATCTTTGGGGCTACCGGTGACGCTACCGGTGCCTTTCGTGTGCGAGGCTTGGCCACAGGGCCAGCGCAGGCGCATGAGCAGTCGGAGTACAGGTAGGATCGCTTGCAATCAGCATGATCGCCCGTAATACACCATCCACAGGGGGCAGATCCGCGCTTCTGAGGCGTATGATCCTCTATTTTCTTACGTCGTCCAGCCATTATTTGTCCTTAGATCGTAGGTGTGCCCCTGAAAGGATTCGAACCTTCATACGCGCTGGATAGAAGCCAGCCGTTCATCCATTGAACTACAGAGGCCCGTACTTCTTACTGAGTTTATCATACATCTTGCGCTCGTTAGCCTCGCGCTCTTCCTTCAACTTCTTTGTCAGGGCTGCTGACCTTTCGGCCACCTTCCTGCGCTCGGCTATTTCCTTGGCGTTAGGCTCGCGCATGGTAACAAGGTAGACCTCTGACATTGTGTATTCATCTTCGGTTATTTCCATAGTGATATCTTCTACCGATACCCCGGTTTCCTGAGCAAAATCATTGAAGGTATGCTCAATGTCGGCAAGGTGAGCCATATCGATTTCGATGTAGCGTCGTTCCTCTACCGGTGCGAAGATTTCCTTGTTTCTCATGGCTTCATCCTATCATGAGGCGTGCGGGGTGTCAATACCCTAGCGAATGAAATTCTTGGTATTTGTGGGGGTATCAAGGGTGAGTTCGTCTGCTACCGACAACTTGGTATTTATACTAGCAATGTTGGTAAGCACGACGGTTAGCATATCAGAGAGATATGATCCCGGCTTGGCAAGATCCAGCGCACGGCTAATCTCTATTTCAAGATTCTCAAGGTAGGCGATGCCGTTATTGATATGAAAATTGGCTTTGCTGGTATTGGTCACAACTTCCTCTCAATGCTGAAGATATACCCGAAGGCGTAAGGGAGCAGCACGAAATATGCAAAGAAAACAAACATTTCTACTGTCCATTGGTTGCCCATGAGCCAGCCAATCAGGTATCCTGCGGCGGTCATGCCTGCAACGTAGATAAAACCGGTAAACCACTTGGCTAGGCTTTGGCCTATCTCTGTCCAAACATTCATTACTTTCCCTTGTCTGTTGAGTAGAAGCCAGAGCCTTTGAAGGATACCCCGACCGCTGCGAACACTTTCTTGAAGCCTAGTCTACCGCATAATGGACAGGATTGCAAGGTATCGTCGGACATTTGCTGAAATATTTCCTGACTGCCACACGAGTCACAACTGTACTGGTACGTTGGCACTGTCATCCTTTACTAGTTCAAGCAGATGCCTGCGCACATGCTTCTTTACCTTGCGATTCTTCCAGTCGGCATATAATTTGCCGTCCTTGTCGAACTTCCACTTGGATACAAGTCTTTTCATATGTTCATCCTCCGTTCATGTGGGGTATATGTGACGTTCATCATAACACACCAACATGAACAAACTGGCTGGAAGTCAGAGATTCGAACTCCGATAGACTGATCCAAAGTCAGTCGTCTTGCCATTAGACGAACTTCCATTGTGCGCACTTGGCCCCGACGATAGTGCGCGTACCGCTGTGTAAGCCCCTGACCTGATTCCTTATACAAGGACATTCTTACTCACAGTGACCAGAGGATGGGTCTGTAGTCCGTAAGGGATTTGAACCCTTGTTCTCTTCCTTGAGAGGGAAGCGAGATTACCGCTACTCCAACGGACCTTGGCACCGGGGATTTGTGAATTTGTCTCCCGGTAACTCCGTGGCTGGATTGCAGTCCAGAGGACGAAGGGTAGAGCGTTTGCAACCGCTCCCGCTGTGTCTGACTTTGCGCGTATTCCTGTGATCGGCAGGACCGTTTGCTTTATACCAGACAGTATCTTTAGTTGCCTGATAGACAGCGTTTGAGCCACAAGCAGGAATCGAACCCGCGACATTCTCATTACAAGTGAGACACTCTACCTACTGAGTTATTGTGGCGTAGCGGTCAGGGAGTCGAACCCTAATTCCGGCTTATGAGGCCGGTGTGATGCCGTTTCACTATCCCGCAAGAACTATTGTAGCCTATTTCTGTACCCGTGTCAAGCAATCGGGCCAACCATCTTCATCAAGTTCGTATTTAGTTTGATGTATGTCACAGTACATAGACTGATTGTATCATTTGAAAGCGAGCAGTTTAGGGTCATGCTCAGGACCGTGATGCTACTTATTCCAGAGTCGTACTGCTGCGATTCCGCAAGCGGCTACGCCACCGATGATCATTCCGTACAGGATTCCAAGCAGCCAAGGATTGCCTTCGGGCTGCTCGCCAGCGTCAATTTGCTCGCTGGGGATGACTGGCTTGTCAGGAACCTCAACAACGGGTACATCGACTACAGGAGTCTCAGTAGGTACCGGTGTCGCTGTTGGAGTCTCTACAGGAGCCACTGGCACAACCTGACCGGTATTGCAGTCATAGTTCTCCCACTGGACACCCTCTAGATCAGGACAGAAGTCCTTGGGTGGTGCAGGGGGTCCTGCTGGGGGAGCGGGTGGCTCTGTTGGGGGTGACGATGGGCACTTGCTTGCGCTCACGTCGTATGGACCGTAGACTACCTGCTGAGACTCACCAGAAAACTTGAATCCCTGTGCAGGAGTTGCCGTTACCGTGATAGCCGTGGGCGAGGTACCGCCAACGACATAAACTACATTAGCAGTAGTTGCGGGAGTAACAGATCCATTAACCTCACACTGAGTAGATGCTACTACCTCAGGTGCTACAGGAGATACGACCGGGGGCTTGGGATCTTCCTTGCATTCGCCAAGATAATCCTTTACCGGGCCATTCTCATCGTGCCCTGCCGACTTGCCGGTAAGGTGACCATTGGCCTGATCCTCAGGCAGAGTCAGCGTTACCGAATTGCCGGGTGTGACGTGACAGATGGTGACCATGGGGTGCGGATTTCCGCCACCACCGTCGCCGGTTGCCATTGCTGCTGGTGCGAAGATGAGGGTTGCTGCCATGAGGACAGTCCCTATCTTAATAAATCTCTTCATTTTTCCCTCCATTGTTCGTTTGGCGTAGCCCAAGAGAGATTCGAACTCTCATGCCTTTCGGCGGCGGGACTTAAATCCGCTGTGTCTGCCATTTCACCATTAGGCCTCTAGGACTATCATACTCCAAAAGAGGGGGATTGTCAATAGTTGTAGCCCTAGTGGGAGTCGAACCCACACGCCCGAAGGCACAAGTTTTTGAAACTTGCGTGTCTGCCATTCCACCACAAGGCCATGAGTGGCAGTTTGCAGTCAACCCGTTCGTACTGCACTTACCACTAACGATACGATTATCATTCATATCTCTGGAGAGGCTAGCCGTTCTCGCTGCTCATCAGGCGATTAACTCTGATATCTGTGCGGCGACTCCATTGTACCCAAGGTCGGATTCGAACCGACACGCCTGACGGCACTAGTTCCTAAGACTAGCGTGTCTACCATTTCACCACTCGGGCTTGTGTGAGCAGTTTTAACACATGCTCAGGTGCGCTTCCCTGATGGGAATATTATAGCCTACCTGCGGAGAAGTCTGCAAGCACCTTGGGTGCATTGCTGTCAAATCCAACAAAGTCCATCATACCACGATCCTTGGGATCAGCGATAGTGAACCCGTTTGAGGCAACACCAAGCACGGCAAGCCGTGCGTCGATGCCAGTCCTGTCACGGTAGTTCTTAAGAGCCTGATACGGATGAGGCCTACCTGCGTAAGTCTCGTTGTCCGTGATCACCACGAACGTATCAATCTCCAACTTGTTTTGAAGTGCGTACTGCATAGGCAGCGAGCAGTCTGTAGTTCCGAAGTTGGCCCTCTGGACCTTGTTCATTGCATCAGACAGACCCGTCTTGGCGGTGATGCCAAGATCAACAAATGTACCCGCGAATCCACGAATCTCGTAGGCAGGCTCAGTTCGGGCAATGGTCATTGCCATAGCGCCAGCCACCTGTGCACACGACAGGTCGGTGCCCATTGCTGCTGATGCCATAGAACCTGACACGTCAACTCCTAGGAGTGTCCGCTTGTTAGCAGGCTCTACGAACTTGAATGACTGGTGGAAGCCTTCGTTCAGCGCATCCACGAGAGGCCCACGAGGGGTCCAATCGATCTTGCGGGAAATCCGGTATCCCCAACCAGTGCCCCAACCGTCCCGTGGTACCTGACCCTCTGTGTATGTCACAAGAGCGTTAAGGTAGTTAACGGGGTGCAGACGAGTCTTACGGATCATTTCTACATCGGTAAGGCGTGCTGCGTAGTCAGCCGCAAACGCAAGGTCATTGAAAGCACCGTTGCGTGAGAGCCTGACGATGTTACGGATAAGGGCCTGACCCTTCAACTGATCGTTGTAGAACAGGGCCTTCCACACCTTGGGGTCCTTAAGGAACTGGGTAGGAATTGCTTCCCATGGCAGATCCTTGAAAGACGACAGGGCGTTGAGAACCTGCTGGACATTCTCAGCCTGCTGGACAATCTCAAATCCGCTAATGATACGAGGCGCAATACCGTGATCCTTGCCTAGGGCAAAGTTGGCGGTGTTGGCTTCGATACCAACGGGGTGAGACAGTCGCATAAGGTCGCGGTGAGTCCAGCCGTCACGCTGACGGTACTTGACGAACTGGTAGGCCAGATTGTCAGTTTCCTTAGACGTGTACCACTCGGCAACGGCAGAACGCTTTGCGCGTCCCCAGCCACCAAGGTTCTCAATGTACTGAGCGAACTCAAAAAGATGTGTTGAAGTCCTAGCAACCTTCTGCAAAGCATCCTTTGCGGCAGCCTTGTTGGTGCCCTCTACGAAAAGCAGGGCAAGGGTGAAGAGTGCAGGGGAATTCTTGTACGCACGACCATTGACCGACACGTCAACAAGGGTATCCCGAACAAGATCCTCATTACAACGGATCAGTTCAACGATAAACTTGGTGTTGTCGTTGGTGATCTTTGACTCAGATGCGTAGTAGGTACCGCCGTCAGTACCGATGATCAGGAAGCGCTCTAGGCGATCCTTGTCTGCGGTCTGGAATACGTACCCACCAGCAGAGTTCTTAACCTGATCAGGACGTGCCTGAACGGTCTGCTGTGTGTTCTTGAATGAAACATTCTTTAGTGCAGTAGACATTTTCTTTCCTTTCGGCCCCTGTGGGGCATTGTAGTTAACACGAATATATTAGTAGAAATCGAATTTTAGGTGTTTTGCCATTAAACTACCCGCCCATGGTGGACGGGACCGGATTCGAACCGATATAACCCCATTTGAATTGGATAATCGACTTCAATTCGACTCGTATTAAGTTGTGTTGACGAACATGCTTTGTGAATCGGATGGGGGCCACCCCGTACAGGAAGGAATCGAACCTTGCCTCATTAATTTTGGCAATGATAACCGAAACAATCCGGCTCGTCAAGTCTGATATGGATGTATAAGTTAGGAACGGGTAGGGAATTGAACCCTGAGGCAGGAATTTGTTGGCCCTGCTTACCGCGATAACCGTGATCCTATTCGACCCATATTAAGTTTTGTGAACGAATATGTTGCAGGCAACGAACGGGCTGGCCTTTTGTTGGCTAACTACCCGGTTGTGTAACTGTGCTGTGCAGGCGCTTTTTGAACTATTGGCCTGCTTCTCCATAGATTATCGTTGACAATCGACTCGTTCAAAAGTCTGTAAGCGAATATGCTTTATGGATGGGATATATTTTACTCATATGTAGGATAACCCATTCAATCCGACTCGCTTAAGTTCAATGATACTGTAGTGCTATGTAGTTGTCAAGTCTTTTGTGGAACTTTCTTTGAGTGCCCTGCCGGATTCGAACCGGCATAAACAGGGTTGCAGCCTGTCACCTTGCCATTCGGACAAGGGCACGCGGCGGAAGATGCAGGATTCGAACCTACGGGCAGGCTTCCCCACCACGGTTTAGCAAACCGCTCCAATAACCACTCTGGCAATCTTCCTTATTTAAATATAGGTGCGGGTAGAACATGAACAACTTTCCATACTGCTCCACAGTCAAGGCATGTTCGTGTGCATGAACGCTTGTGAAAACTATTCTTGATTGAGTGACAGTCTGGACAGTGATTCATCTTGTATCCCCGGCTGGATTCGAACCAGCGACCACTTCGTTCGTAGCGAAGCATTCTTCCTCTGAACTACGGAGATAAATTAAACTGACTGTCCTGCTTCACGGGCTGCTCTGCGTGCTGCACGCTCAGCCTCCCTGTTTGCCCGACGCAATTCCTGCTCTGGATCTACTGGCGGATTAACTTGCGCCTCAAGTACCCGGATACGCTCTTGGAGCGTACCAATGGCCTCGTTCTGCAAGGTTACTTCACCGAGAAGTGCTGCGATCTGTTGTGCCTGAGTTGTCATAATCAATCCTTATGTATTTAGTGGAGCAAATGACGAGAATCGAACTCGCGCTACGACCTTGGCAAGGTAGTGTGATACCATTTCACCACATTTGCGTGCTTTGCGTCGGATAGGTGAGAATCGAACTCACGACCTTCTGTTCCCAAAACAGACGGGGTACCATTCCCCTACAATCCGTTACCTGTTCATTGTAGCACTATTTTCAGGCGGTGTCAAGCCCTAGTTCTGCAAGAAATCGTGCCTTGGGGAGTGCCCCGGTGATTCTTATGTCCTCTTTGCCCGGATTTACCATTATGTAAGTAGGTATTGACTGGATTTGGTACTCTGCTGCCAGTTCACGATGCTCGTCCACGTCGATCCGAACGATGGTTATGTCTGGTCTGTCAATCTCAAGTTGATCAATGATAGGAGCCATGACCTTACATGGACCACACCAGTCTGCGTAGAAATCGTATAGTTCCATGTATCCTCCTTAAGTTGAATAGTAAGTGTAGCACTATTCAAAGGGCTTGTCAAGCAGGAATCTTGTCCCGCTCGTCTACAATCTCAAAAGCCCACGGGATCAATCCATACTCATAATCATGGTAGTGGTGACCGCAGAACATGAGTTCCCCTTCGATACCCTTAGCGAGGACGTAAGCCTGATGACCGCATCTATCGCATCTATCAGTCATCTTCAAAACAGGGCCGGGTTCAACAATTTCCGGTGCCTCAATCTCTACAATCTTTTCCATGGTTTCCATAACGTCCCTCGTCTGTTGTAGTTGCCCCTAGCCTACCAGAGTCGGGCACTCCTGTCAAGTATACCTTGAAAGGAAATGTTATACTAATAAGAAAGGAGGGATCATATGTCAAACGCAAACAAGGCTATGCTACGTACTTGGGTAAATACATTTATGTCAGCAATTCTGGCCTCACTAACAACGATCCTAGTAACAACACAGTCTCTCGCACTTGATTGGGTAACACTCCAAGCGGTTCTCTATTCAGGAGTCATTGCCGTTCTTCCCGTTATCAAGAACTACTTTGATAAGGGTTATGATCAGTATGGCAAGCAACCAGAGTAGTGACAATGCATGACGGATTCGATTACCCATCGACTTTGGCGACTCGTCCCTGTTGCACTACGCAATAGACCATTCGGCATCTACGTATCGACAGTCGTCTTTGCTCTTGGTGTCTACGCTATTTTCGACGGTCCCGAGATTCCGGCAGAAACCGGATGGATGCACCTTTTCATTACCATTGTAGGCGTGTACTATACCGTTGCTGCACTAGGGGTGATAACGTCCCTTGTCATTGACGCGAAAAAGCACCCGGCGGTCGCCATATTCGGAGAAATGTATGGGTGGCTATTCATTGCAGCAGCCGCACTAGCAACAACAATCATTTACATCATACAGGCACCGGCACTGGCCGTGGCCGAGGGGAGCGACCTAGGGAAGGCTGCACTGTGGACATTCGTGTGGGGGATGCTGTTCGTTACCGCAGCAGTAAGATCGTTAGACATATTAATAACACATAGAGGACATAATTCATAGTGGATAGCGCCCAGATTGCCATTCTCGTATCCGTGCTAGCGGCACCCCTAGCGGCTTTTGTTACATGGTTCTTCAACAGGAAGAAGTACGTCGCAGATATCTACAGCAGCATCTCAGAGTCCAGCCAGAATGCGGTGGAGACCATGCAGGCTACGATGAATACCTTGCACGCAGAACTCGTAGAGGTACAGATAAAGGCTGGCCAGAATGCCCAAAGAATTATCGAATTGCAGACCATTGCCAACGACTATCTTGCCGGTCGGCAGGAACTTGACGCAGAGAATGTGAAACTCAAGAGCCGCGTCTATGAACTCACCGCAACCCTCCAAGCACTCGTCCGCGAGGTCATGCCAAATGGTATACTTGAGAAATGGAGACAGCAGAATGATTCCCGGTAAGTTGAACCTCGTTTGCCCACAGGGAGCGACGTTTTCCAAGGTGTTTCAGTTGTTCGACAAGGACGGCATTGCTCTTGACCTGACAGGGTACACAGCCGATATGCAGGCCCGTGAGACATACACATCTGAGGACTATCTCTTCAATATCATCGACGGTGCTGGCATCACTATCAGTGGTAATGATGTTTCTGTTGTTATCGCATGGGACACGACTGAGCAGTTCGCTCCCGGCAAGTACGTGTGGGACATTGAGATTACTGCACCGGATGGGAAGCGGGATAGGTTGCTGGAAGGCTCTTTCACTGTTACCCCCGGTATCACACGATGACCAAGGTAGTTGTCGAAGAGTCCCCGGTACGAGTAAGCGTATATGATGAAGTATACGGAGTAGTCGTTCAGGGTGATGGAGTCAATGTATCTGTCAGCGAGTCCATCATCAGAGAAGTAGCAGCGGAGGATGAAGTGTACGATATTGAGATTGACACATCGGTTTCTGGCGTGACATACGTCGGGGAGGCTGCGCCGGGTACGGCAGCAAGCCAAGCCCTCTGGAGAGTGAAGAAAATCACCGAGACAGTCGGCGGATCATCGGTCGATTGGGCTGGTGGAGCAGCAACATTTACGCACGTCTGGAACGACCATCTGACGTTAACCTATGGTCCTTAGCATGATATAATTAAAGAAATAGCCGCAAGGCACTTGGAGGAATATGCATGGCCCTGATTACAGACCCGGATCTGCTTGCTGATTCTGCCGCAGATGACGGCTCTCAGGAAGTTTTCATCAACACAACGACCAAGAAGATCAAGTTGGTGGTCGTAGGAAATCTCAGCACAGACGGTGTGACTCTCAAGGCTTTGTATTCGTTCCTCAAGGAGCAGTGGAAGAATGATCCACTGACCAAGAACCTTGCAGCATTCCCCTTCCCAATGGTCCCTATTACGGACGAGGCATTCGAACTCGTTGACGGATGGGACTTTTTCAATGATACCGGTCGCTATCTGATTCGTACTGGTGGATGGACCGTAAGAAACACCGGAGGCAACGTTACCCAGCAATGGGCCGGTATCGTAGGTCTGGGTGCCATTGAATCCAATGACCAGTTGTACTACTACCAAGGCACCGGGTCACCTATCAACTTCCAGTTGCAGGGTCAGGTCAATCAGGCCATTCAGATCCTCCGCGACGACGACGGCGACGGTATCTACGCAGAAGGCTCCGACTTCGACCTCAGATCTTCGCTTACACTCTATGGCCGTGAGCAGGCTCAGTTGTTCGGCAAGTCAACGCTGGCCGACATTGGTGTTACCACCATGGCAGCACAGGTATACCGATTCCCCATTTCTACTGGTGCCGACCTCAAGATTGTTGCAGCAGATACAGCAATCAAGGCTTCTGGTACCGGCTACCCTGCTGACGTAGCACCATATTCTGGCATGACCATCACTTACCACGCTTCTCCGCAGTCCAGATCTGGTCTTGTCGGTGGATCGTACAACTTCGGCATCACAGTCGATGCAAATGGCCAGTCCTTGCAGGAAGCGTATGAGTTTGTTCAGTATGCAGAGCGTCAGGCTGTCAGCATCAACTCTGCCAGCGTCAGCGTCATTGGTAAGACCGCAGACTCTCTCATGCACTATGTTGGCGATACACTGTACACAGATACAGCGACTAACCCTGCTGGCGGTGGTACTGGTGTGTTCATCACCAACTTTGATATTGCTGACCAGAACTCAGTATACTTCACCGACAACACAGGCACTCAGCGTCAGTACCCTTATTCTGCGAACTTGATCCTGTCCTTCAACTCCAACCTTGTTGCTGATGGTGCGGCAAAGTATTGGGTGTACTTCACTACGCTACCCGGAGCCGGAAATGACTGGGGAGAGTCTGGCGCTGTTCTGGTCAAGAATGCCAGTGGCACAGATATCACCGGTACAATTTCTTCTACACCGGTCACATTTACATTCGACTACGACGGAAACGTGCAGGGTGGCAGAACAGCCGCTACCGATGCAGCGATCACCGTCATTGCTATCGGACTCAACACCGGCCAGTATGTTCGCGCAACTGGTACAATTGAAAGGTCAAAGACAAATGCAGTTGCCCTCGTTGCTCCTCTTGAGCGTAACTACACTAATCCCTAAGGAGAATAATTAATGGCTGAAACACATACACTCGCCGCTATCGGTGCGACCTTCGCTTCCAACAAGTCCATGGCTGGATTGTTCAACGGCTCTGGATCTGGTCGTGTCCTTCGCGTCTACCGTGTGTGGGTACTCAACAACCAGACTGCTGGTGTGACTGGTGTTCTTACTACATGGACACTTCGCAAGACCTCTGCTCAAACTGGTGGTACGGCCATTGTTCCTACCAAGCATGATTCAAACAGTGCCACTCTTGCAGCACAGATTGCCGCTGCTACCGGTGCCACTGTAACGCTTACCAGCGACGTGGCTTACCGTGCATGGGTATGGTCAAATGACGAACCAGCCGCTTCGACTGGTACCTCTGACGAGTTTGAGACTCTTATTCCACTTAACTGCGTATGGGATTCTACAGGCGATTCCAATATTGAGCCAATTGTTCTACGAGAGGGTCAGGGAATCTCTGTCCATCACTCTGGTTCATCTGCCGTGGGTCTTGCCGACGTATTTATCGAATTCACTAACGCTGCGAGTTAATCATGGCTAGATACCAGTACAGGTATGCTGGGTCATTTGATTGGATGAGCAACTCTGGCAATGCTCTTGTTGTTATCTCCAATCCCGCTGGGTCGGGAAAGAAACTAACTATTCGTTCCAGTGAGGTTACCAATAAGTCTGCACTTGTTGCGACAGTTGCCAACTATACCCTCTACAGGTCTACCGTTGCTGGCGGGGAAGAGCAGTTTCCATCACCGCTTGACTCAACGGCTACTTGGCCTAGCACTGTGCATATCCTTACCAGTGCAGCGTCTACCTCTCCCGGTATTTCACTACGCAGGTTCAATGGCAGCAAGAACCTTGGTGTAGGCCTGTCATGGTTTAATATGCAGACCCCAAGATCATTTGGTGAACTGTTTAGGACGGCTGTGGGATCTGGTGCTGGTGATACCGAAGGAATTGTGATTCGTGCGGGAGAGTCTATCGCTATGAAGGCTGATATTCAGGCTGCCTATCGACCAACACCGCTAAGGGTGAGCGCAACCGTGGTTGTGTCGGGCACACCCGATAGAACTTTTGCCATTACCTACTATGCCAACCAATCTGCATCCATGGACGACGTTCCCTTTGCCCTGAAGAATGATTCTGGCTCTGGAGAAGTGGTGACCCTGAGAAACATTGCTGTTGAAGAAGTTGGAACACTTGATACTCCGTATCTGCAACTTGTACCCGTTGGCTCAATCAACGCAAGTAGCCTGACTGATGCGACTAGGCTTATTTCGCCGGTAAAGATGGATTCAAATAATCCCGATCCTTCGTCATGGGTCAAGGTATACAAGGACGTTGCACTCCTGCCGCTCGGTATGCCAGAGAATGCCCTATCTGATGCATCAACAGGGAACCCAAAGAATGTTAACTATCTCAAGACCAAGGACTTGCTCGGGCCTGTCTATCGCGTCTATTTCCCAGAGAATGCAGCCGCTACAGGACTGGATACCATGGGCACAAATACCAGTCACCACTATGCAGACCTTTTCGGTAGGCGTGCAGGAATCACCATTCGTGAGGGAGAGGCTATTGCCCTTGTGTCTGCGGCTGAAACTGCGACGGCGGCGACGTTCGTTCCTATGTCTGGATGGATGAGCCTTGACTTTGGATTCCAGATCGACGTAGAGCCTAAGATTGAGCCAACTCTATCCATTACTGGCCTAAAAGTAAACTCAGAAATCAGAATCTTCGATGCTAGTACAACGACAGAAATCGCGGGTAGTGAAGATATTGACTCAGGAACATTCCAGTGGGTATTCGACCCAACAGAGCATCCCAGCATTGACATATCTATTATGTCGCTTGGGTACCAGAACATCAGACTCCTAGCCCAATCCCTGACGCTTGCCGACCTTACCATCCCGGTACAGCAGCAGGTTGACAGACAGTATGGGAACCCATAATGGCTACGATAACATTTGACGGGGCACAGAAGATCATTACCATAGGCTATGATGGTCCGATCACCGACGTAACAGCAGTGGAACTCTATTCACGCTGGAAGGATTGGGTGGCGCAGGGGAACGCCCAATACGAGCCAGCATTTGCAGAATCCGTAGGCGGCAATGAACTAGGTGGAGGAACTGCACTATCAGGATACTACTTCATCAACAACAACCTTGGCTGGAAGATCATTCATTCACCATATGATTACCAGATCAATATATCTGGCGATCTGTACCCAACTGATCCGCTTGCTCCATTTGTTGACACAACTGTTGCTCCGCATTCAGTACAATTCATCTTCCAGCGTTCTGCTGCGTCATACGTGACTGTAGGATCTGGCTCTGGTGGCCCAACTGCTGCACAGGTTGCTGCTGCGGTGTGGGATCGTCCAATGTCCAGCCATAATACTGTTGGATCGTTTGGCAAGCGCGTTAAGGAACTTCTGCCGACTCTGTGGGGTATAAAGTGACGAGTGTAATAGACAATGAGGATTTTGTCATTGTCAAGACTGACGATGAGAGACTAAAGATCGTCGTTGCTGATGCTGGCAGGCCCGGTGCCGCTGGTCAGGATGGGTTCAGCGCATATGAAGTGGCTTTGAACAATGGCTTTGTCGGCACAGAACAGGACTGGCTGAACAGCCTAATTGGGCAACCGGGTAATGACGGATATACGGGACTCTGGTACACTGGCACAGGGCCTCCGGGTACATGGTTTGGCACTGCTGGCGATATGTACTTGGAAAATGTTACCGGCGAAGTATACGCCATGTACACGCAGGGAACGTGGTCAACTCTTGGTGTGTCAATATTAGGTCCAGAGGGGCCAACTGGACCTGACGGACCAGAGGGTGTATCCGCCTATCAACTTGCTGTCTCATATGGATTCATGGGGACAGAAGAGGAATGGCTGGCCTCGCTTGTCGGTGCGCCGGGAATCCAAGGCCCTCCGGGTGTGCCGGGTGGACTAATTGAGTCCGCTTCTGCTCCACTGTTTATCAACTCTGCCAGCGTTATTCTGCTTGAATACGATGCAGCCACGCTTACTGTCGGTCCAGACGGCCTTACTGTTATCGGTGGTGTGGGTGGTGACGCAAGCACACTTGATGGATTCGATAGTAGTTATTTCCTTGACACTTCCTCAAATACGCAGACAAAGGCCGGGGATCTTAATGTCTCTGGGCAGACAGCAACATCGTCCCTTGACCTAGCAGACGCACAACTGTCGTCAGATACATTTGTAGTCAATGCCGTAACGCCACGCAAGATAGATGAGTTCTTTTCCGCTACCTACCGGTCGGCAGAATACACCTTCCAGTTCAGTCAGGGATCATCGTATGCTCTCGTGCGCGTCATGCTTATTCACGACGGTACCAATGTTGCTGTTGCTGAATATGGTCATGTATCAATTGGCACTGACATTGAATACTACCTTGATGCAGCATTTGTTCTGACAAAACTTGAACTGACAATTCAGTTCCCTACCGCCAATATCACACCGGTAGGATTGAAGTTCTCCAAGGTCATGTACGACGCATAACCGTGATATAATTAAAGAAAATATGTAAGGAGCAACATGGCGACACAAACAAGAGACTTTGCAGCAAGATACGGGGTGACAGCCCCGGTCCTGAAGTCTACTGTCAGCACTGGAACTGCTCCTTTGCAGGTAGCATCGACTACATTCGTACCAAACCTGAACGTTCAATACCTTAACGGTATCCAGTCATCCGGCTTCTTGACAAACCCAATGACCACCCTTGGTGATGTAATCTATGGTGGAGCAGCGGGTGCGGCAACACGACTTGCAGGACAGGCAACAAACGGAATCTACTTCCTGTCTGAAAGCGTTGTCGCTTCTACAGCAGTAGCCCCAGCATGGCTAGGAAGCACCGGTACAACCAGTGTTGTTCTTTCCGGTAGTCCCACCATTACCACTCCTGTCATTGACAGCATCGTTGCTTCTGGTGCAGCGGCCACCCCAACTCTTTGGTCTACAGTAACAACTGGCTCGGTATCTATCGGTAACGCACTGACAACCGGTACCTTGAATCTTGGCGCTGGCGGCTCGGGTGCCTCTACCATCAACATTGGTAGGGCCAGCACTGACGTAAATATTACTGGTGCAACAATCGACGTGACTGGAACGCTATCAGCAACCAGCCCAGCAATTACTACCAGCCTGACAACTCCTTCAACATCGTTTGACCTTGTTGACACAACTGCTACGACCGTCAACTTCGCTCGTGCAGCGACTACGCTGACAATTGCAGCAACAACGGGTACCACAACAGTCCGTAACAACCTGACCATTACCGGCAACC